GTGGAAATTTTCAAAGATTCCACAGTGGATTCCCGCCGAAAACCGAGCGATACCACATACAGCCATGACGCCCTGAATCAGGCGTCATTGGCGTATCGCCGCGTACCACTCTGTACCTTCCCAATCTCAAAAACGTAGTACATCATCCAGTACATCCAACAGACAGCGAGAGGCAATGTACTAGTGGCGCTCACGGACACCGCGGCCAGGCAGGCCAAGCCCCGGGAAAAGGGCTACACCCTTGCGGACTCACTCGGGCTCACGCTGTACATCGCCAACACCGGCGTAAAGAGCTGGCATTTCAGGTTCACATGGCTCGGCAAGCAGGCCAGGATTTCGCTTGGGACTTATCCCGAAATCGGCTTGAAGGAGGCGCGTGCGCGGAGGGACGAGGCGCGCGAAGAGGTCGCGCAGGGTATAGACCCGCGCGAATCGAGGAAGGTGAAGAAGGCAGAGCGCCTGGGCGCCCAGGAGAGGACATTCCGCCGCGTCTACGACGAATGGCTGGAGTTCAGGAAGGGAAGCCTGACCGAGTCGACGGTCAGGATTATTTCGAATGCGATGGAGCTGGATGTATTGCCGGCCTTCGGCCTGCGCCAGATCGATGCGATCAAGCGGTCCGATGTAATCACGCTGATTCGACGCATTGAGCGCCGCGGCTCGGTGACCACTGCCGTCAAGACCAGGCAGTGGATGGGGCAGGTTTTTCGGTATGCGATCGCCACCGGCATGATCGAGAACAATCCCACGGCGGAAATGCACACTGTCACCGAGAAGATGACTCCGCACAAAAACAGGCCGTTCCTCCCCTTCTCGGAAATGCCGACCATCATCAAGGCCATCGAGGAAAGCCAGTCAGGCCTGCAACTGCAGTGCGCCACCAAACTGCTGATCCTCACCGCCTGCCGCCCGGCTGAGGTGCGCAAAGCAGAGTGGTCAGAGATTGACCTGGATACCGCTACCTGGTCGATCCCAGCCAGCAAGATGAAGATGCGCCGCGACCATGTGGTACCGCTGTCGCGCCAGGCTGTGGAGATATTGCGCTCCATGCTGCCGATCTCAGGCGGTATGAAGTATGTGTTCCCGAACAGGTCCGATGCGGTACGGCCGATCGGCATCAACTACGCGGTAAACCTGCTGGACCGTTGCGGGTATACAGGACGGCAGTCGCCACACGGCTTCCGACACCTGTTTTCCACGGAGATGAACAGCCGCGGCTACAACAAGGACTGGATTGAGCGACAGCTGGCCCACGCCGACAGCAGCGCCATACGTGATGTGTACAACCACGCTACATATATAGAGCACCGCCGCGAAATGATGCAGACCTGGGCCGACATGGTGCTGCCACCAAAGGGTTAATTGGCAGCCTAATCACTCGTGCAATTGGAGCGCCCACAGCCTGGCCGACTCGACGATCTCAAGCATGTCGACCAGGTCGCCGTCATCGACCTCCCCGCGCCGGTGAGCTGCATAAGCCATCTCGCTGAGCACAGCCGCGCGCCCATCAGGATCAGCCACCAAGGCAACCTGGTCGTTCAGCTCGGCCAGCCAGGCCTGCGGAAGCTCAGTCGCCATAACTGCCCACAGCCCGGCACCACCACGACTGGGCGTACAGCACCCCGTCAATCTCTTCCAGGCCGGTGATGTTCATGCCGAGCTGGGCCATGCCGTTCACGCATGCATCGTGCAGGCGCGGGATGATGTCGCCGCTTGGTGCGGGATTGAACACCCAGGCTTGTATTGACGGGCGCCCTAGCACAGCACTGTGGCTGTACTCGATATGAACGTCTGCGCGCATAACCTGGATCTTGCCGAGCTTTTCGTTTGGAATTGCTACGCCATTCACGCGGCGGCGAACTAGGAGAAAGTACATGCTGAACCGAATACTGTATATGGATACAGTATTTCAGCATCAGGAAACGCAAACGCGCCAGTACCGCTCGGCGGACTATGCTTGTTTGCTCACGCAGGAGGGCCGCGCATGTGTGGAAGGCTGAGCCAGTACCGAGGCATACACGACTTCGTTGAGACCTTGAGCCTGCCAGAGGCCTGGAGGAACAACGTCGGCGACCAGCCGCTTGGCCGGTACAACGTCGCGCCGACCACGCCGGTGGCAGTGCTGCGGGTGGATGACGCAGGCCCGCGGACGGACCTGGTGAGGTGGGGATGGCGACCGCATTGGGCGACCGACCGTGCTGCGCCTATCAACGCCCGGGTTGAAAAGGTGGCGCACGGACCATTCTTCCGGGCTATCTGGCCAAACCGGGCCATCACGCCAATCGACGGCTGGTACGAGTGGGTCGATGAAGGCCGTCCGAAGAAGCAGCCGTACTACATCCGACGCCGAGATGGGCGCCCCGCCCTATGCGCCAGCATCGGCCAGTTCACAGGAGGCGAGCATGATGGGTTCGTCATCATCACCGCCGATGCCCAGGGCGGAATGGTCGACGTCCACGATCGCCGGCCTGTCGTGCTGTCGCCAGAACTGGCCTACGAGTGGATTGGAGCAGGAATGCCGATCGAGCATGCCGAGCAAATGGTGCTCAACCTGGGCGAGCCGGCCGAGGCGTTCGAGTGGTACCGTGTCGGCACGGCCGTTGGCAATGTACGCAACCAGGGCGCCGAGCTAATCGAACCGATCAGTGAATCGGACCAGCAGGGCCGCCTAACGCTTTGAGCTGGTAATTGGTGACAGCCTGGCTCTGTGACTCGGCAATCATCCGCAGACGCTCTACTTCCTCCGCCGGCGCGCCAGAGGACTTAGCTTCATGGTGACGCTTCCATGCCTGCACAGCGTCGGTGTACATGGGATGGTCAGGGAAAAGGATCGGAGGCTTACAATTCATCGGGATTCCATCCTGAGGAGGCGCCAATAGGCGCAGGTGCTCGATCTATTCAGGCGGCGCGCCACGGTCCTGGGCTTGGTGGTACTCCCGCATCGCATCGATGGCCTGCTGGATCAGCGGCTCGCCGGCCTCAACCATCCCAATGAAAGTGCGCTTGTCCATTGCCCTGCTCCGATCAGTTCGTGAGAGCATCATACTCTCGCAACCCGAGCGGCGCCGATTTGGGAGGATAGAGTGAATCGGAAACGTTTACTTCAAGAGCTTCTTTGCCGCAAAGATGGCCGCAGTCCCCGCTAGTAGACCAATAGGCCCGCCAATCATAGTCGCTGCGCCGATGACTGCAGCACTACTCATTGCTTCCTTCGCCGCGACCTTGACCGCCGTCTGAACCGGTTCATCAGATTGTGAGGCAGCAGCTATGACAGCAACTACACCTGGGACGATAGTGGCTCCAGGAATGCCAGCGGCGCGGAGCACGCTTCTAATCTGCTGACTGGTCGAAGCTCCGTAAATGCACCAGCTCACAAAATGCTCGCAATTGTTGGTGACGAGGTTGTAGGAGTTTTCACCCAAGCGCGAATATCCCCGGGCAATTCGCTCTTCGGCATCGTAAACAGCGGCAGGATGAGACAAAACGGTTGTGGGATTTCCGCCGCTGAACCGATCCAAGCTGACCCTGCAGATAGGTCCCGAAACACTGTCTCCGAAGCCGGAATAGTGAAGGACTTCTCCACATCCAATGTAGATACCATGATGCGTGTAACCTGCCCGCAAGCTGACTAGATGGTCTCCTCGACGCATTTGGATTCTCCTTAAAAGCGGAGACCAATCATGGCACCGCGCCATCTTTAGAACAATGGTTCCAGGACACATCTTATCTCGGGTCGCTGAATGCTCCACTGTTTCTGATTCTGTGGTGGATGGCTTCGCATGCGATTCCTGCTATTCGACTTCGCTCAAGCGCTGTCGCGAGGTCTCCCGCCATTCGGTCAGCTTCTTCAAGCAGTCCCCCGAGCACCACGACGGCAGAGGTTCCTGCCTGGCGCTGCTGGGCAGCGATGGCGTCGCAGGTGGCTCGGTGGCCAGCCCGCAGTCTGGCGATTTCCCCGCGCAGCCCGTCAGCAGCAGACTCAGCATCAGCGGCACGGCCTTTGGCCAGTTCCAGTTTCTTGCGTGCACTCTCGCCCTCCTCGTCCGCCACGGCTTGGCGGCGCTGTTCTTCGGTTCTGGCCTTGGCCGCGGTGCGCCGATCGCGCTCGGCTACCTGCAGGCGGTAGTCGGCCAGATCGACGCGGGCTGATGCAGTCTCGCCCTGAGCGACCAGGACCCGGTACTGCTGACCGCCAGCAACCAGAACCAACGCGATCAGCCACCAGCACCAGGCTGGCACGACCTTCACCAGCTGTTCCATGACGCCTCCCAGTCCGGAAGGTCGACCGTCTGACCAGCCAGCTCATGCGTACAGTCGTTCAGATACTGGATGCGCCCATCCGTGACGAAGGAATGGCAGACCTTGGTGACTTTGGTCTGCCTGATCTCGCCAGCGGCGATCTTGGCGCGGATCTCCAGCGTGGTGGCCGGCGGCTCCCACAGGTCATGCTGCGCCAGCACCGATGGCGTGAAGGTTGGAGCGTCGGCGTTTCCGTTGTAGCCCCAGCGCGGGCCTGCCCCCGGGCCGACATTTAGGCTGTGCGGCTGGTCACAGCCCTTGCAGAAGAACCACAGCGATCCATCCTCGGCCTGACCCAGGCAGCGGCCAATCGTCTTGATCGTCATGCCAGCACCCCGCCAAGTTCAACCCAATGCCCGAGCAACTTTTCCAGGCGGTGCGGGTTCTGCCCGTAGGTGTTGCCCGGGAAGCTGGCCCAGATGTTCGAGCACTTAGCGATTGCCTGCTCGATGCGGCCTGCCTTGATGTCGTCCAGCGCCCGACGCTCCCGGATTTGCTGAAGCGCGACGCGATCCTGGTTCTCCGGAGTGAATCCGCCCGCCAGGCGCAGGCTGACCCGGTACGCATCCCAGTACCGCTCGAGCAACTGGTACCGGCCTGCTGCCGTGCTGGTCACGGGCTTTCCATTGATGGGGAATGTCAGCTTGCGTCGCGGGTGATCGGCATACCCTTGGAACAGGCCACCACCGTACAGCACGTTGTACCCGTCATCGCTTACCCCGACGGTGGAGGTGCCTTCAGAGAAAGCGATCAGGTCCAGAAACCGGAGCACGTTCGCGCCTCCGGCCTGGGTTTCGGTGAGTCTGGCCATGTTTTCTCCAGGCAAAAAAATACCGCCAGGTGGCGGTCGGTGGATTCGGTGCGGATCACGCCGGCGGCGCGGGCCAATCGATTTCGTTGGGGTAGCCTTCCTGGTCGGGTAAGCGGCTCAGCGCCACGCGGTAGCGTTTCCAGTCGATTAGCAGAGCGGCCTCAGTTTCGGTGGCCTCGCCAAGCTCAACGGCATCCTGCAGCGGGGCAATCGCTGCATCGGCCACGGCGCGCCGCTGCGCCTGTTCAGAAACCACAGCGGCCAGCAGCTGCTCAGCGGAAGCTTGGGCCTTGGCCTCGGCGGTGATGACCTGCGACCAGTCGATTACACCGGCAGTGGCGGGTAGACGTTCGCCCAGCTCCAGGCCGGGCAATTGCACCTGACCGTCACCCGGATAGAGGTCGACCGGGAAGCGCGCCCCCTGCGGTGCGTCTGCGTCATGGGGCAGCATCAGGGTCAGCACCAGGGCGCCGTTGATACGCTCCACAGGGGCAATCACGAAGTTGCAGCCTACGGCCTCGGCCGGCAAAGTCGCGCCATCAGCCAGGCGCGAGAAGTCCAGGGCCACGCCGTTCACCTCCAGAATGTCGCCGGTCTTCGCAACCGAGAGGTGGATATCAGAACGAACCGGGGAAAGCTTGAGAATCATTAGTACCACCTCCCGATGGCGCAAACGTCCAGATACATCGCTGAGGCGTCTGCAGCAACAAACTGACCGATGGATAGGGCTGCACAGGTAGCCGAGGCAACGCTGCGAGCATAAGCACACACTGCGGTTATTTGGCGCTGAGTCGTCACAGTGGACGAAGCGATGTTGACATTGATAGCCGGCACAGACGCCACGAAAGCAATGGGATATACCCATGCGAAATTGAGGTTTGATGTATTGACGAAGTTAACCGCCCGGTTCGTCGAAGTGCAGATCAAGGTGCCGTCAGCAAACTTGACGTAGTCACCGTTGGCATTGCTCCCCCGCTCGATGATAGCCCCGGTTGGGTTGCCGCCGCTCTGGCTCACCGTGCCGACGATATCAGCCACGGCTGCGGCCTTCAGGCCCAAGCCGTTGCGAGCAGTCGCCTGTGTCGTGCCGCCAGTACCACCCTTAGCCACCGGCACCACGTTCTCGGTGGATACCGAGCCCAGGCCCGCCAGCGCGCCACCCCATTGCTGGACCACAGCGTTGATGGCGTCTCTAAGGTTCTTATCGTAACCCTGCACCGGCGTGACCGAGTAGCTTCCGCCGGCTACCGTCGCCCCTTTGTAGGCTGGCAAGATGCTCAGCACCGTGCTGCTGGGGATGTTAGTCACTTCGTACCAGTTGCCATCAGGGCCCAGGAATGCGTCCCCGACCCTGCAGTTGGCTGAAAAGTTGGTGCCGGTACCGGTCACCGTTGTTTGGCCAGCCGTGATCGCGACCGTGCCTGTCCTGTACCAGGGCATAGGATGCTCCGATTAGTTGAATGGGAATGGCAGGTTGTCCGTCTTGATGACGAGCGCCTGCGGGTATCGATCGGTGGGGATGTCGAAGTAGTTTTGGGCTGCGGTCGTGCTTAGCAGCATTGTCGTGCGGGCGGCATCACAGGCCATGAAGTAGATCCCGCCGGCGGCTCCATACGCGCCATCCATGTTCGCCTGCATGTACACGCCAGCCGGAAACGGATTTCCAGGCGATGACATATTGTCCATAGCGCCCTGTCCAAGCGATCTTGAAAAAGTCGTGCAGGCCGCAAATTCTCCCGCACCAACGGCGAGGAATACGCGGGCTACACAGTAGTAGGGACCACTGTTGATGAACCGCGTCGCAGCCTTGGTGGCACCCGCGAAAGGCACGCCGTAGAGCTTCATACCGTTCCACACTATGGGCGTCGGCGGCGCGGGCGCACTGATCGTGTCAATGATGTTCAGTGGGTACTGCAGTGAGTTGAAGGTGAGCGCGCCGGATTCGTCGTAGCACTTGAGGCCCGCCCCGTTCAGCGTGTTACGCATGGTGTCGAAGTAGTAGAACTTCGTGGAAGGGCTGGCCGCGATAAAGTAGAACGTCGTGGTATCACCCGACTTTGAGGAGCCGCAAGAAATTCCCGGGCCTGTGATGAAGACCATGGGCGCCACGGCCCCCGTCACGCTAAAGCCGTGGATGGCATCCACCTCCGATGTCTCGGCATAACTGCTCCCTTCATTCGGCGGAAGCTGGGCCGAGCGATGGTAGAGGCGCGGCCAACTGAGCTGATACGACAGGTAGCCGCTCTTCAACAATCCATAGGTGATCTTCTCGGTATCGAACAGGAGGCTTCCATCCTCCTTGTAGACCTTCAGGCCTGCGGACATCAGTAGTATCCATAGTGAATGCGGCAGTTGAGTGAGTAGAAGCCCCAGCCGCCGGGGTAGGAGTACTGCCACGAAAGTGTGGCGGCAGAGGCGCCCACGACCAGGGTGACCCCCGGCCGCTTGCCGAGGTACTTGTTCTGAGCGGAAAGCTCGGTGATGGCGTAGAACAGCGTTCTCCCAGCCGGCGGCAGGGGAATCGAGAGCGACCCATTGGCCGCCCCCGTATCCACGTACCCCATCATCTGGCTGATCGTGCTGGTCATATCCAGCAGCGCCAGGCCGCTCGGGTCATAGACCTTCAGGCCTGCCGTCATACGTTCACTCCCAGGTCGATCGCCAGGTTGCCGTTGGCGTGGTAGATGCGCAGACGCTGGTTGTTGATCAACAAGCGCCCCTGCCCCGCCACCATGCCGTTGATCTCAAACGTCCCGCTCTTGTTCAAGATCCAGCCCTGCTGGCCGGCTACATAGTTGGTCGAGCTGATGTAGCTGCCAATCTTGGCGTTCGTGATGGTGCCGTCTTGGATGAAGGCCTCATTCATGAACACCTGCCCACCCTGCACTGCGAACGGCGAAGAAAGCGTGCCGTTGATGCCGTTGACCACCGCAAAGAGGTCGGCCGATACCAGGAACTTGCTTTGCAATCCGGCCGGGCCGTTCTCGATGCCAAGGCCGATACCAGCGGCAACGTATTGGCCCTGGGCGTTAACCTGCATCTTGACCGACCACATGGTGCTGGCTTTGTCGTCGAGTGCCGCCAAGGCCTGGCTGGTGACCTGTACCGCAGCGCTGGTCTTTTGGACCTCGGTGTTGGTTTTGCCAATCTCGCCGTTGGCCTTGTCCAGCCCGGAGTTGAACGACACCTCCAGCGTCTCGGTCTTCTTCGCCTGGGCATCGATCGCGGTGGCCCGCGTCTTCGATTCCTCGGCAATCTTGGCCGTGCTTTCCCAGCCCTTGAGGGCCGCGGCCAGCTCACCCTCGGCATTGTCGTCCCGCCCAGCCGTGTACACCGCCTCAATATTGGTGCGCATCGAGGCAACGGCCTGATTGGTGTCTGCCTGAGCTTGCTCAACGCTCTGGATCTTGCTGGTGTTCTGGCCTACCTGACTACTGACGGTTTCGACCAAGAGGCTAATCGCCTCGTCCGCATCAGCCCGAACGGTTGCCTCGTTCTCGATAGCCGCTTCCCGCGCCTGACGCTCGCCTGTCACCGCGCTGTCTCGATCAAGCTTCTCCTGGTCGAGTGCCTGATTAGCGGCATCGACCCGTGCATTGACCGACTGGAGGCGCGAGGCAGTCGAGCTTTCGTTGTCGGTGACTGCGGTCTCCAGCTGCGAAATGCTCGCGGTATTGCCGGCCACCTTGGTATTCACTTCCGAGAACCTGCTGGCCGTGGCCTGCTCGTTCGTGACAACCGTCTGCTCCAGGCTGCGGATACTGCCCGTGTTGGTGTCGACTCGCGCCTCTACGCCGGTCACCCGCGACGCCATGGCCTCGTTCTGGGTCGCCCTGGTGCGAGACTCTTCGGACACCTTGGCCAGCGTATCCCAGCCCCGTAGCGCATCGGTGAGCGCGCCTTCTGGGTTTTCGTCGCGGTAGGCCGACTGCACGGCCTGGAGCATGGCCGCGTTCACCGTCACCTTCCCATCAACCGTCGCGATGTCCGTGGTGTTTTTGGCCACCGCCTGCGCCAGGCCATTTGCCGTCGAGGCAATGCTGCCGATATCGACCCAGTAGGTCGGGTTCGGCGGGGCGTTGCTGCCGTTGGCTGCCGCCGGCACCGGCGCAATGGCCATGTACAAGCGCTGTCCGCTGCGCACGGCGTCGTCCTTGGCGTAGGTGTTGGTGGCCAGGTACTCGAGCGGGTCGGTCAGGCCGGTGATCAGGTCCTCCAGCTCCTGCTTGGCCGCCTCGATACGGCCATTCACCGACCCCGGGCCTTCGCCGGAAATCTTCTCGATTTCGCTCAGCAGATTCTGCCCAAGCTCGCTTTCGGTGATCTGGCCACTGATCAGTTCAAGGATCGGGCCTGCATCAGCGCCCGATTGCCCGAACACCCAGCCTGTCCAGGGGCCGGTGTTTCCAGTGCGATCTGCCAGGCGCGCCCGGAAAAACCTGGTTACGCCCGCAGCCATTCCACTCTTGAGATATGTCCTTGTCGGGTAGGCCACCATCGACAACTGCACCGGGTCATCGCCAGTAGCAACCATGGATTCCTGGATCTCGGTGTAAAAGGTGTCTGCGGCACCTTCAGGGAACGCCCAGTTCAGGCGAATACCGAACAGTTCAGTGGCGGCGCTAAAACTTGCCAATGCCGAGGGCTCACCGGTCTTTCCATAGAGCTGAGTCGGCTCCGAGTAGGCCCACAGAGAGCTGCTATCGGAAACCCCTACAGCCGAAACGCGCGCGGTATAGACGCCGGTGTAGATCCCTTTCACCTCAATGGACGCTGTATAGGTAACACCGGCATAGATCCAGTCGCCGTCGTCGCGCTTCCACCACACGTTGTAGCGCTGCGCCCCGCGCGGAGCATCCCAGGTGACTCGCATCGTCGCCACATTGACGCCTTGGCTGACCGTGTCGAAGGTGCTCAGCTCAACATTGGTCGGCGGTGCCTGCACCGCACCCGGCAGAATGCTGGTAGGTGGCATGACAATCTGCGCCCCGTTGTCGATCGCCTCGAACTTGCTAGCGTTGTACTGAACAGCCACGATGTCGTACTGCAGCTTGTCGTCGCCGAAGTTCTCGTTCACGGTGAGGACCCGGTAGGTCTCTGCCACAAGCTCAGCCGTCTCGATGGTGTAAATCGACTCCTTCACCGGCGTCGCGCTGAAGGCCTGAGTCACGGTTACCACGCGGCCAACCACGGAGCGGATAACCCGAGTCTCAGCCACGCCCTTCGGCAAGATGACCACCAAGGTATCGCCGGCAGCGCCAGTGACATCGTTGTCCATCGTCACGGTAGTCGAGGTCGCCGCTTTCACGCGGCCGCTCAGCGGCACGCCCGCGAAGTGCTCGTCGGCCACTCGAATGATATCGCCGGGTCGGCAGATCGTACCGTCCAGGCCAACGCTGAAGTTGATGGTCCCTGTTTCAAGCCGGTTAGTCAGCAAGATGTACTTGCCAGCTCGCTGCGCCTGGCCTTGAGAAACGCAGCCGAACGCGGTCACTTCCGTTTCACGAACCCCGTAACGGCCCAGCGACACCCGGTCCTGTACATACTCAACGCGCTGGTTGCCGAAGTTCTCACGATCGGTCCAAGCCACCTTGGAAACGCTGAAGCGAGTGGACCCGCTCGACCCTGGGCGGTTGAACTTACCATCGATGACGTTCGCGTTTGTGTAGGTGTACACCGGATCACCCGGCATATCTGCCGAACACGCCACCTCGCTTCCCGCGTAGTAGCTCATCCCGCGGAACACGCTGGCCAGGTCCTGCAGCACCGTAAGCGCATCATTTCGAGATTGCAGGTACACGCTGCATGTGAAACGAGGCTCCTGCCCGCCCTTCCCGTCCGAGACCATCTGATCGCAATACTGCGCGATCTGGTAAAGCCCCCACTTGTCGACTTGGCTCTGGTCGATGAAGCGGCCGAGGCCATACCGGTCATTCAAGACGATGTCCCGCCAAATCCATGGCGGGCAGTCGGTCCAGGCCAACTTGAATGTACCGTCCCAGGTCCCTGTGTATGTTCGGGCTGCAGGGTCGTAGTTGGTCGGTACCTGGATGATGCGCCCCCGGATACGGTAGGCGCGCTCCGGCACGGCTGAAAATTGACTGGCGTCGATCTTCAGGCCACACAGAGCGGTGTATGGGTACTGGAGCTTGGCGTCGATGATCTCGGTATAGGTGCCGATTGAGGTCTGGGCCTGGATGTTCGAGGTTTCGGAATCCGGGGTAGTCCGACGCACACGGATGCGCCAGCCCGTCTCTGCTGCCGGCAGCTCGATCCGGATAGAACGCTGATAGCCGGTAGTGGTCTTGCCATCGAGCGCGCCCTTGTTCACCACCACGTAATCGCCGTCATCGGTGGACAGATCGATCTCGTAGTTGACTCTGTAGCCCACCCGGTCGCCATCGCTATTGGTCTTGACCAGTGCCCCCACGGCCAGCTGAATCCGCACCGCCGACAGCTCCAGGTTGCTGAATGACTGGACCCATGACTGCGAGGCCTCCAGCTCAACACCTACGCTGGTCTGCGACTCTACGGCCGGGAAGCCCGCGATATGGTCTTGATCATGCTCGCCAGTGCGCTGCTCCCAAGTCACGCCGGTGAAGTTCAGGCTGCCGTCGCTATTCGCCAGCGGCGTCCGGTCTAGGTAAATAGACTGCGCACCGTTCACTAGGCCGACAATCGGACCTTCGCTCAGCCCGTCGAGGATGTTGGCGTAGCTGATGTTGATCAGGCTGTCTGGACTTTCTACAGGCGTGTGCGGCTTGGACCCGCCCTTGGAGCCCAAGATAGACAGGTCGGTCATGGGGTACCTCTATTGTTGGTCTTCGGCGTAGATGCCGAGTGAGAGCTGGGCTGAGCCGGTGGTCATCTCGCCGTAGCAGAGAGGTACCGGGTTGCCCTGGGTGACGGTGTTTTTGATGCCGGAGAAGTTGTAACTGGGGCGGTTGTCAGCGGCTTCGCTGCTGTCAATTTTGGCCTGGGTACCAGTGATCATCTGAGCTACGCCGCCGATAGCCAGAGAGAACCCGACCATGCCGACTGTCGTCCAGGCGGCTGACGCAGTGCCGAACAATGCTCCTGATCCAGCCGCAGCCAAGCCCCCGGTAAAGAAGCTGGCAGCAGCAATCAGGGCGATGCCCAGCACGACCTGGAGCCCGCCACCGCTTTTGCTGCCCTGCACAATTGGCGCAATTCGAATGTCTGCTCCGCCTGGCGGGTGCCCGAGTTCATCCCGCCCTATGTTCCGCTTGCCGTAGAAGACGGCAAATGCCAAGCCCTTGCCCTTGGAGCGCGCCAGGTACTGGTTGAACCCCGGAAAAAGAACCCCGAGAGCCTTTACCGCCTCGGCTGACGAGTCAACCGCCAGATGATGTACGCGGCCAAACAGACGGCCAAGCTCGCCATATAGGCGAATAGTGCGAATTCGTTCAGCCATACGGGGATTCCTTGTGTCGCATGTAGAACCGGGCTGATTCGCGCCAGAAGCCGCCGAATACGTCGCGCTTGGCGTCTCGGCCGTAGAGATGGTGCAGAATCCCACCGGGCACTGGGTGGTGGTCAGGCTCCGTCTTCAGGCGGCCATCGGCCAGGTACACGCCGGCGTGATTCGCCTTTTCGGATCGCACCTGCATGACGATGAGGTCGCCCTGGCGCAGATCACTTGGGTCTACTGGGTAGAATCCAGCTACCTCGAAGTTTTCGGCGTAGAGGTCCTGGCCCTTCTCCCACCAGCCGTCTTCTCTCTCGAAATCGGGAAGCGTGATGCCAAGCTCCCGCTGGTAGTAGTCCTGCACCAGGGTGTAGCAATCCAGAACGCCGTGATGGAACGGCCGACCAACAAGTGGAGCCCGGTAGCCTGTTGGCTCATGCAGCAGGTGCGATACAGGAACCCCCTCTCGCACCTCAATGATTACCCAAGGAAGGGCTGTGGCCTCCATGGCCGCGCGGTCTGCCGTACTGAGTCGCGCAGACTGCCCGGGGTGGCTGTGCACCACCGCAGCGATCGCACCTTGATCCTCAGCTACTGCCCAGTCCTCGGCAACGATCCTGAAGTCTGCCTGAGGCTCTGCGGCGGAGTTGAAGCAAGGCACGTAGACAAGCTTTCGCCCTACCTTGACCAGCAGGCCGCAGCACTCCTCCGGCGCTTTCTCGCGGGCGTGCGCATACATGGCGTCGACGACGCCCTGCGGAATTTTCATGGGAGACCTCAGTTTCCTGCGGAGGGGAAGCTGCCGTAGCGCAGCGGGTTGTTCGCGCCAAAGCGCAGCTTGCAGCCTGTGAGCGTGCCAGAGCACATGTCTTGCTCTGGATCATCGGTGGGGACGTCTTTGTCTGTGGCGTAGTTAGAACCGGTGTAGCCACAGTACACGCCGCGGTACCCGCCAATGGTCAGCCACTGGCAGCAGTTGGCGACGATTTGCCGGCCCGGAAGCTTGCGGTCCGATGCAATCAGTGGCGACTTCAGCGCGAAAACCATCAGCTCATCGTCTGCCGACTGCTTCTGGTCAATCGTGTAAGTGTCGTCTGCGAAATGCTCCTGAGGGTCAGCCTCTGGATTGCCACCGGGGAAGTTCGCCGCGTCGAGAAACCGGCCCAAGGTACGGTGGCGCACGATCTTCGCATCCACCAGGTCGTCGTAGATCCGGCACAGCGCGGTAAGTAGGCCGGAAACGTTGCCCACCGACAGGCTCGGGCTGTTCTGCTGCCCCTCTCCGGTCATCCCCATGCCCTCGACCTTGATGGGCCAAGGGGTGTACTCCATGCCTTGCCAGTAAATTGGGCCGACCTGGGTGTAGCCGTGGAAGTAATAGATGTCGCCGCCTAGGTTGGTCAGGTCCATCTCATACAGCTCGACATACTGCCCGGGCGTGAGCTTCTGGATGTCCTCGTAGATACTCTCAGCCATCAGGTCACCTGGTGTGTTTGTTCAAAGGTTGCGGTGAGCGACCAGACATCACCACCCTGGTCGGTCGGCTGGTACGCGTTGCAGGTGAAATATCGATCCCCGTCGAATGGGGTTTTCCAGATAAAGGGCTTGTATCCCTTCTGGGCGCGGAGGAAGGCCAGGATCGCGGCGATCTTGGTCTTCCTCCCTGTGAATGAAAGATCCCAAGACTGGGTCTCGTTGTTGATGCCGTCACCGGCTATCTGCGTGTAGCCATTGCCGAATTTGGCGGTACGAACTGCATTTTGGAATGTGCCTGGAGCCGAGCGATTCGGCTTCCAAGTGAATCGATCGGCCATCTGGCCCTCCTGTGTTCAACGTACCGGCCGGTTGATTGCGGCCCAGATCATCCCGCCGCGCTTGAGTTGCTTGGCGATCTCCTGCTGGGCGCCATCTTTTGCCGCCTTGGCGTAGGCCTGTGCGACCGTGCCCATATCGTTGGTGGATGCAGAGGCTTGGCCACCACCACCCTCGACAGTGATTTCCTGTTGGATGACGACCGGGTTGGAGCCTCCAGCTACTGAGATCTGCCTTGGGATCGCTTGCGGGGTAATGGAGCCGACCAAGCCACCGTCGGCGTAGCCTCGGGTGTTGAGCGAGTCGAGGAACTCAAGCATCCCAGGCTGCTGGACGATTTCTTTGCGCATCACGAACTCGTCGCGATGCACAATGCCCGCTGGCTCGTACTTCCCACCTGGCCCCGTGTAGCCACCGCTGGAAAATGTCGGCGTGTAGGTCATTCCGGCAGAGGCGCCCCCCAGGCCATAGTCGAAGCCAGCGCCAGCGGTAGCCGCTCCAGCACCTGCACCAAGGCCTGCGCCTAGAAGGCTCGTTCCGATGCTGCCGAATACGCTGGAGAAGACGTTTGATGCGGCTGCCTGTAGGGCCATCTTGGCGAGCATCTTGCCGAAGCTCACTGCCACGTCACCGAAGGTCTCGTCTGCACCGAATGCCCACTCCACCGCAGCATCGGTCAGGCCGTCGTACAGCGACCCGAAGGCCGTCTGCATCTGGCCGGCCACGTTCACTGCCTGCTCTTGATAGTTCGCCCAGGCAGCCTGCGCGCCGATGGACCAATCGGCCTGCGCTGCGTCTACGTCACCGTAGTACTTCTCCTGCATTGCTAACCGCTTGTCCAAGGCCCGCTGCAGATCGGCATTTTGGCGTTCATATTGGTCCTGCTCGATGCGACCCTCATTCCGCTGTTGCAGCAGGTTGTCCATTTGCCGCTGGTACTGCTGCTCGATGTTGAACCGCTCTTGCAAGCGCTGGCGGGCAACATCACCCAGGCCCATGCCGGCCAGACTGTTACTCAGACCGACCGAAGCGCGCTGCAACTGGCTATCTAAGTTTGCCTGGAATGCCGCCTCCTTCTGGCCTTGCTCCTTCTTGGTCTTACGAAGCTGCATCTCCTTTTCCAACTCCGCGCTCAGCCTGCGCTGGGCAGTAATCTCGTCGGCCTTGGCGAGCAAGGATTGCTGGTCGGCCGTGAGGGTCTTCTTCGACTTGATGTCGGCAAGCTCTTGCTCCCAGCGGACAAGCGCCTGGCCAGCCTCGCCCAGCTTCTGCTGCTGGCCGACTTGCTCACCGAGCAAGACGTTTTGCTGCTGAAGTACCGAATACTGCTGGCGGGCCTGGTCTAGGGCCTTGGTGCCTGCGTCTTCGCGATAAGCTAGACCTTTGGGACCCGGCTTGTCCTTGAACTGCTCACGAGCAGCATCGCGCAGCTGGTTGAGCTCGGCTTCGGTGTAGACGCGCCCGCCGTCGCCGGCGGCGGACTTTTTGGCGAGCTCGTTGATTTCCTTCAGACGGGCCGCCAGCTTGTCTTGGTTGCTTGCGGTCGTCCGCAATTGGCCGTTGAGCGTCTCCTGGGAAAGGATGGAATCGCGCTGCCGTTGGCGGTAGTTCTCCTGGGCTTGATCGATAGATTGCTGTGATTTGAGCTGATCCTGTAGAGCCTTGACAGTACTTTCCGCCAGCTCTCGCTTTTTATCGACAATAGGATTACCAGCTGGATAGTTTTGAAGATCAACTAGGGACTTTTGGGCATCCTCAAGCTGCTCAGCCAAACCTTTATCGCGGCCAAAGTTCATGGCGGCATCACCAGCACCTTTGGCCGCCCCCCAAACACCACGCCATGCTTTTTCGATCCAGCCGAGGTTCTCGGTGATCTCTTTTGTTCTTGTGTCGATGGTTTGAGCGTAGGTGTCGGTAAGCAGCTTTGCCGCACCAACGGTGTCGCCCTGATCTTTCATGGCCTGGATTTGCGCGTAGGTACTGGCGGTCAGGAAGTTGTACTGCTCATTAAGTTCACGAGCTGCCGCCACAGGGTCTTTCCCGATCTTCACGAACTCCGCGACAGTCTCCTCCACTGCTCGGCCGGTAGCGTCGCGCATTTGCAGAGCAGCTGTCGCCACGGCACCGAAACTGTTCCCAGCAATTTTCCCGTTGCTAGCCAATTGCACCAGCACATCAGCGGCAGCGCCGGTAGTGCCTACGGTTGTGCTGATTTGCCTGGAGAGGTCGGCCAAGGCGCCGACATTGCCTCCGGCTGCGTTGCCAGTGAGGATGAGAGATTTGCGAAACTCATCTGCTTCTTGAGAGCCCTTGTAATAAGCAACCCCTAGCCCTGCGACTGCGGCGCCCGCTAGAGTAAAAGGACTCACCAGGCCGGCTACGTAGCCTCCAAGAGCCCTGACAGCCGGGCCTATCCCGCCAAACTGATCTTTCAATTGCCCGCCCTGCTGGAGCAAGACAGTAAACGGGCTCATGCCGCCCTGAAGCGAGACTACGATATCGGTAAACTGAGCAGGTACGCCACGCAGAGCGGCAACATATGCCTTAGTCGACATTCCAGCCGCCTGAGCTTGTCGCGCGTACCCATCCATAGCCTGCTCTACGGATTTGGCGCTAGCAGACAGATCCCTAATGGAAACTCCCGATGCCTTGGACTGAAGGCCAACGCCACCAACCGCTACCTCCGCTCGCTCTCCGGATTTTGCGAGCTTGTCTAGATCCTCGGATGCAGCGACCGCCTCGCCAGATTCGACCCGGATTCCGAGAACAGCGATATCACCTTGGCTCATGTTTTCTCCGGGCATAAAAAAACCGGCCTAGGCCGGTTTGTAGTTGGATATTTTTAATCACTGGTCTTGGCGAAAACCGCCTTGAAACCGCTTAGGTCATTGTCGCTGACGATGCTTTCCGTGTTGCAAACCTTGAACTCCACTTTTTTCGCAGATGCTAGTTTGTCCAGCGCGCCATCCGCGGGCTTGAGTTTGAAACGCTCAATGACCACTCCACTTGCGAATTCAGCCGAGTAATCGGTGGAAATACCGTCAACTGGTACGCCATCAGCCAGCCAGTAGACGTGGTTACAGGATTCGTACTGCTGCGAGTGGGCGTAGGTTAGGAGTTCGACGCTAAGCCTGGACACCTTAGTCTCCTTGCCCTTGTACAGAGAGCTCGTCAGCACGAATTCTTCCGCTCTCGAAGGAACTGGCTCCCAAGAAATTGTCCTCACTCCAGAAAATCTATCGATCGAATCATTGATCGTTACTGCCAGTACTTTCTGCCCTCCGCCAACCAGGACCAGCCCAGCCAGCGCCACCAATGCCAAACGCTTCATGCCCACCCTCCTTGTTGATGAGGGCAATCTACCATCGCGTCGTTTCAGCGCAAAACTGAGTAGCGCCGGCCATAAGAAAAGGCACCCGAAGGTGCCCTCTCGATGCCGCCTAAAATCCATATCGCACCATAGGCGCAATCACTAACTAACCTTACGCGCCATGTACTCGAAGCGGCCCCGAAGGTTCACAACTGCCGCCATCAGGAACTCGAACATGTCCGGGGTCGAAACTGGAATATCACCTGGTGACATGACCATACCCTTGATGAGATCGCGCGTCGAAAGAACGCAGGCATCGTCATCCACCTCTTCCACGCGCTGCTCGCCCTTGTGATCGAACGAGACCAGATAGCGCTTTTGTGGGCCACCAACGATTTGGACCTGTTCGCGCTTAGGCAGCAAATCACCCTCAAAGACGTAGGCCGCGACGAAGTTGCAGGCGTCCGACAGGAATTCAGCAGGTATGAGGGCGGTGCGCTGCACGTTGAACCGGTTGCGCAGCCGGCTTTTCATCGTGTGCCGGTAGCTCCGGCGAAGACTGCTCGGGATGGACATGGCCTTCTGGTCAATTACCCGGTCCAGCACAACTTCACCGCTGCTGCCGATAACTGCACCGACCAGATCGCCCATCGCGTTGTGCTGATCGACATAGGCGCCAGTCCTCCGGATCGATGGCAAAACCTCGGCGGTCACCCATTTCCGGAAAGCGTGAGGCTTGCTGCCTTTTTTCACCGCGTCGCGGCTACGCAGGATCAGGGTGTAGAGGCCGGACTCATTGACCAGGTTGGCGTTGCCCTGACGACCTATGTTGAACATAGACCGTTCATCTTCATCCAAGGCCTGTACCGCCTGCGTGGTATTGCCCACCTCAAGCACCCGGCAAACATCTGCAGCCACGAACCATGGCTCGCCAGCGATTAACAGCGTGCGCACCTGCTGTTCGCCAAAATTGAACGAAACTACGCTTGTGCTATTATCGCCCATGACGATTTCTTCTCCGAAGTTGATCTCGTTTCCCGAAGCCCTGACGACTCTCACCTCGTCGGGGCTTCTTCGTTTCAGGCTGCTGCCTGCTTGCTCTGCGTTTCCCGCCACTTCAAACCCTCCTCAATCAGCAGGCCCAATTCAGCATTAAGACTGCGACGGTTTGCGCCAGCCTCCTGCTTCGCCTTTTCTTTGAGCTCATCCGCTATCCGTAGGCTATACGGTGCGACCTGATGCGTGCCCTTCATGATTTCCTCCTTCATCGTGTGGATTCATATTGACGTCACTGATTTTTGACGTCAAGTGGATTCTTGAATCTTTTTGAATGCACGAACAGAATCTCTGTTTAATATCATTACACCGTGGAATCCAATGACAGACCGGCATGTACTACCGCCCTACTCGCTTCGCATGACCGCTGAGCTTAGGGACCAGCTCGAGGCATCTGCCGGACAGGCAAAACGTAGCCTCAACGCTGAGATCGTTGCTCGCCTGGAAGAGAGCTTCGAGAGAGAAGCTGTCGTGCAGCCCCTGTCGGAGCACGAAGCCGCCATGCAGGTACTGGCAAAGATGTATCAGGAGACCCAGGATAAGATTAACGAGCTGAAATCAATGCCTAGCTTGAGCCCAATGGAGCAGGTCGAGTTGCTGCATGAAGAGGCTACTGCAAAGTATCTCCGCCAAGCGGCCGCACGAGCATCAATGGCGCCAGAGGATCGGCCTGCTCGGAGCAAGAGGGGGTCGATGCCCATCGGGATCGATAGCAAGGTCCACCTTGCAGCGTTGGCAGCGGAACACACCCCGCAGCACAAACCGAAGAAGTAACCCCAAGCCCGGCCATGCGCCGGGCCCACCAGTACCACCACTCGAAGACAAAGGCTGCCTGCAGGTCCATGACACCCATTGATGAACTAGCGAGCAAAGCCTTTCGTATCCCGACACACTATGTCGTGGTTGCCTATTTACCGATGCTGGCCGTCCTCGCTGTCGGGGCATGGCTTAGCATCCACTGCAATGATTGGCTGTGGCTCGCCAGATTCGGTGCTTTTCTGGTGTGTTTAGCGATGATGTTTGAAATTACGGGAGTGCTTGAGAGGTACGTCAAAAGGGTTTTCGGTATTGTGGAAGGAGTCACTGCCGAGGTCGTGCTCATGCAGGTGAAGAGACTTCCGCATCTATACGGGATTCGCTCCGAGTACACCGACCAACAAATCGAAGATATCGCTTCGAAAGAACATAGACGTCGCCTCAAGAACCTGGACGATCTGATGCGCAGCACCCTCGCCAAGAAAGTCCAGAAACACGAGTTCATCATCGCATCTATAGGCACCCTACTCTGGGCCTTTGCCGACCTCCTGAACAAGCTGTAATTCATACACAAAGCCCCATTCTATACCGTATAGAATGGGGCTTTGTGTATACCCGACCAATCCTACAGTAGCCTCTGGAGCCAGCGTGACCGAGCCCACCCTCACCTTCAAATGCCTCGAAGTCACCAAGCGAGACGACGGGTTGATTCGGCGTTACCACCTAGAAGTGACTGACACTCAAAGCGGTAGGACCGTGACATTCTCGGTCGAGCCAAGGCACCTTGCCTCATTCAGAAGCATGAAAAAAATCCTTCTCGAGCGATGCATGGTCTACTCAGCCACGAAAGAGGCGCACGATGAGATGCTTCTTGAGCTGCGTCCCCCTATTTGAAGCCCGGCCAAGCGCCGGGCTTTACGCGCACGATTTGCTATGCCAGCCAAGACACAAAATCCTGCCACCAGGTGGTATTGATCTTGTGAGACTTGAGGCCACGCTCAGCGACTGACTGGTTGTAGGCGGGAATGCGTAGCGCCTCTATGGCTGGAGCTTCCGTTTCCCGTAATTTCCAGATTTTGTCGTCCAAATCGTCTAACGACAACTTTCTGCCTCGTCGCTCAAGCTCCGTGTACCGTTTCGATAAGTCAGAGCAGATGAGGCACTTACTTCCCGGAGCCCAGACCACATCCAGCGCCGTTATCACCGCGGTTACGAGAGCAGCAATCCCAGCAAGACTGGGGCTGCCGGACAGAAATCCAGCAAATGCAGAACTACCCGCAACCACTGAGGTTAGCTTGAACAGGCCATCGATCTTGCCAAAGAGACGAGCCTGAAGCTGAAAATATCTTGAGGCGTAGCGGATATCACCAATCGCCTCAAAATGGGTTCGCTCATCAAGCCTATCCACCACTCAGCTCTTTTGCTGGGATGGTGAGGCTGGTGGACTTGCTGGAGCTTGAGGCGCGGCAGGTGTTCTGGCTGGCGGAACATGGTTTTGCTGGTAGTCATCTCTAGACATTGCGGTTCCCACAGTAGTTGTTGGTAGGTCAGCAATCTACCACAGCCAAACGGGAGGTTTGCACCAGACGCAAAAAGCCCAGCGCGGGGCTGGGCTTCGGTCACAGGACTGGCGGGTCTTCTGTTAGATAGTGTGATGCTGGCTCACTGATCACCAGATCGGCATGCTGATGCACGACCGGTCGAACGCCATGCCCCATCGTCACGAGATAAAGCTGAGCTCCCTCGCGTCGGGCGAATTTCATGGCAGGGATGAAGTCACTGTCTCCAGTTATCAAAACAATAATGTCAACCTGCTTTTTCAGTGTGAGGCTGGCAATGTCGAGCCCGATCCGCATGTCCACGCCTTTCTGCTGGATGCTGGGCTCCAGGTCAGAAATGGAAAACGTCGTCTCAGCATTCGCTTTCTTGAGTGCTCGACCATTTATCCTCCACCCTTGGTGGACAAGCTCCCCAAAGCGCAGCGCGACATAAGGACTTTTCTCCAGGCCAGCGTGGAGCGCCTCGTTGTTCTTCGCAACAGAGGTTTTCCCGAAGTCGACTGTAGTGCCGTCGGGGTGCTCTGCTTGGGTGGTCAACGGCTTAGCGTCGTAGAAATAGACCCGGTGGAGGCGATGGTTGATTAGGTGAGGCGATTGAGAGAGCTTCTTGGTGACAAGCTCGATCATTTCGCTGGTGATCGGGGCCTTCTTGACAGGCCAAAGCTTCGGTTTGATAAAGCCCGCATCGATCAAAACAGCGTACCTAAGCATCCATTTCCTCCAGGCAAAAAAAAGGCCGCTAAACGGGTGGGGACGAATCCCTCTTATATGTCACCCGTAGAGCAGCCGGTTCTTGGAGCGAACTATAGGCATACATTGTACGCCCGTCAACACGTACCAACGCATCCCAACACATCCCAACCGAGCTTAACGGCGCTCAATGCGCATCCCGATGACGCAACACAAGGCTCGTCCGGTTGAGCCGGGGTGCGCCGAAGAGGGTGATTTGCGGCCTGCCCTACTCCGCTGCCTCGGCCATCACTGCCAGCGCCTCGTTCTCCATGAGGCGAAGATCGTGAAAGGCCTCAGACAAGTCACGCCGCTTCAGGCCGAGCATCTTGGCGGTCCCGGGGATCGCGGTGTAATCGAGCCCTGACGGCCCGCCAGGCCCCAGACGCCATTGAGTGCCTAGTGCCTCGAACAGGCAGAAGGCCGGCCATACATCTGGCCAGACCTCAACATCCTCGGTTTCAATGTCGTCCAGGGTGAGCCCTAGAAACGCCAGCTGCTCGGCGGAGGGACCTTGCTCATACAAGGCACGCGCCGCCGCCTTCAGTTTCCCAGGCGGGCCGGGTTATATGCTTGCTGGTAGGCATCCAGTACGGCTTGAGGCGCACCGACGCAGGTGGTGACCAACTCCAGAATCGCCTCATCGCTGAACTTGTCGTCGAAGCCCCAGCCTACGGTGACGGCCTTGATCTGCTCAGCCTGGAGTTGCAACTGCCCGGCAGTGAACTGCTCGAGGCTCGCACCCTCGGCCTTAGCCTTTTCAGCATTGGCTTCGGCAGCCTGGTTCCAGCTGTCGTAGAGCTTGGCCAGGGCGGTACGGTCGAAATAGCGGAACGTGAACTCTACCGCCACTGGGTCGCCACCCACGCGCGGGATTTTCACCTCAGCATTGAACGTGGGGTTCTGCGCGATTTTGATCTTAGGCATCGTGGCTCCTTACGCGGCCAGGTAGCGCAGCGGGCGACCCGACAAGCCGACGCTGATGGTGCGGGTCATAACGTTGTTACGCTCCATGGTCGGGGTGGTGGTGATACTCACGTACCCCGGGTAGAGAATCTGGTCGCCGTTGCGCAGCTTGAGGCGCACCACGGTCAGTTCCTTGGACTCGTCGAAGCCTTCGACGGCGCCCACGTAGGCAGCGGCCGGTTGGTCCTCGACCACAATAGCCAGGCTCAGCGGATTGCGGTTGGTCGGGAACTGGCGATCGTCATCGTCTTCGAGGTAGCCCACGGTAGCGAACTGCTGCTCACCGCCCGACGGGGTAAAGCCAGTGACCTTGGAAATCTGCACCCAGTCGGTAACTGGAATGACAGACCCCAAGCCTGCGCCCGGGGTGTAGATATCAGCGTTGGCAGTGCTGATGCTGCCCAGACCGAAGCTGTCGGTAAGGGGGTTCACTACCCGCGCAGCACGATCGGTGAGTTTCGCCCAGCCGGAGTCGATCAGCACGATGTCTTGCGCATCGAGGCCGTGCCCGACAGCACTCAGCACCGGTGGCGCTGCGTTGGTGATTGCGGTGAAGGGGACTGCGGCCCCAAGAGTCGCGGCGATCTCGACAATAGCGCCGTTCGGCAGCGGAAAGCGTGCGGCCATGGTGTGGTTCCTCTTGAAAGCCCGCCGGGAGGCGGTTGGTTAGGCCCCAGCGGGCGGTTGGTCCGCGACTCCGCGGTAGGTGAAGCTGGCCGGGACCGTGTAGGTCGCCGACTCGGGGATTGTTGGGCCCTGGTCAACCGGTTCGGTCACCAGGCCCTCGAAGCCGTCGCGGCTGAGTTCCGAATCAACCCGGAAGAGGCTCGAAAGCTCGCCGACCAAGGCCTCGGCAGTAGCTAGTGGCTGGCCAGCCGGGCAAACGATGCTCACCTGGTAGACGCCGGTGTACTCGTACGCTTCGCCACCCAGGTAGCGGCAGGTGGTTGCTCCGGGTAGCTGAAACGCTTGCAGATAGGTTTCACCTGGTTGAGCTTCAAAGGCCTGCTCGAAGTTCGCGATTCGGATCGGGCGCGCTGTGGCCCAGGCCATCAGCTTGATCTCGATAGCCTGTCTGGCACGTGCTTGGCTCATACGCGGTTGTTCCTGATGGCTTCGTCGACGATGCGTTGGAAATTGGCCAGGGTCACCCTGACCATGCCGGCCGGGGCCTGCGACGAATGCCCGTACTCGAGCGGTATGGCATACGGCAGATTGTTCACGATATAGGCCGTTTGGCCGATGGTAAGCGCCTGGACCTGGGTCACCAGCTCGGCAACGGCTTGACTGCCAGACGGGTCAATGCGGTCGAGCTCCTCAGTCGCCGGCGAGTCGATGGAGAATTGCCAGTTGCCCCGGAACCGACCGCCCACGTAACCCTGGCCTGCTACCAGTCCGTTCACAGCAAAGTTTTGCTCGCGCTCGGTCTTGGTCAGGGGCTTGGCGTACTTCACGCCTTTACGCAGCCTACCGGCCTTGGTGAAGTTGTCCTGGTTCAGGTTGATCAGGGTGTTGCGTACCGCGACCTTGAAGTCGTAGTCATCGGCGGCCTTGTTGGCCGTGGCCCGGTGAGCCGCGTTGGCCGCCCAAAGTTCCGGGTTGCCTACCGGTGACATGCGGATGACGCTGCTGCCGATCTCGATCACGATTTCGCGGAAGGTCGCGTCCAGGGCTTGCTCCGCCTGTTCTGCGAAGGCCCGTATGGCCTCAGCGAACCCGCCCTGCTGCCCGCCGTATCGCTTGGCCATGTGTGAACCGCGCGCCATGTCACTTCCTCAGCTGAATGGTCCAGGTCGCCTGGGCTGGGTCCTCGGAAACGTTGAGCACGCGGTACCCGCTCACCTGGTCACCGATCTTGGGGGTAGCTGGAACATCGGTAGCGGCACCGGCCTGCCCCTCGAAAATCTCGCTCTGGAGCACCAGTAGCTTCACATCCTCGGTTTGGATGCGGGTCCCGTCGATCTCCTTGGCCAGATAGCTGCCGAACACTCCGCGGCCGGCGTAGTAGATGGTCGAGGCCGGCACCGTGCCGCCGATCTCGGGGTCGTATCCACCCTTCACCGTGCGGGACCCAGCCACGGGTTTCACCGTGTCGGCCAGGCCATCTGGATCATCGAACGCTTCCGCCAGCTCGGCCTGGATTTCTTCTCGCATGCCCATTTCAAATAAACTCCAGCCAACCTCCTGACAGAGATCGGACATGACAAAGAAAGCTGAATGCGAAATGGCGTTACGCCAACTTGTTCACACTTGGGCGGGAACCAAGGAGCAGCCGCCAGGCTGGCATCCGAGTTTCGGAGAGTTCAAAGACTGGCTTAGGGCCCACGGTTATGGGCACTACCTAGAGTTCAAGAGCGTGATGCCCGCGAACGATGTAGCTGAGCAGTGGTTTGATCAGGAACTGAAACAGACCTGGCGAAACTGAAGGCAGCTACACCCGTTTCAGCATCACGGTGCCAGGGCGCCGGATCCACGGGGCAATAAGGTCCAGGGCGAAGTTCTCGCCAGCGGTGCGATCTACAGACCCCGCGACATAGGTCTTGCTGGTCGAAGTACCAGCCTGGGCCGATACCGTTTTGCTCTGCACCTCGCGCTGGGTGTCCTTGTAGAGCTTGCTGGCAGCAGCCAGCTTGGCCACCTGCGCACCGGCAGTCACGATGGCATCTGGTACCGGCTCCGGCACCAGACGCTTAATCTTGGCCGTGAGCCAGGCATTGGCCATGGAGACAGCGAGAACTGCATCACCGCTGCCGGCCCAGCCTTGCCCGAGCTTCTGATCAACATCAGCGACGGTGATGAAGTCGGTCATGGCTTATTCCTTCGACGGGATCAGGGCCTGTAGCTCGGGCTTGTTGAGGGCTGGATCGAAGGTGATGCCTTGGGCCGTCAACCACTCCTTAAGCTCTGGCACCTTCATCTTGTGAGGGTCGGTCTCGTCGCTGCCCTCCTCTTCGATCGCCTTGTCGATTTCCGCTTGGCTGCTGGCCGGGGCGTAGCCGTTCGGCGGGTAGGTCGACGCCTTATAACCCTCCGCTACCCACTGGGCGATGGTCGGGCCGTCCAGGCGCAGACCTTCCTCGATCTCGCTGACGCTGATGCCCTGGCGCTGGTACGCCTCACCGATGTGCGGAGCATCGCCCTGCACGGACACCGAGGTCGCGCCGTCGATCACGCCAAAGAACTGGTCCAGGCGGCGGTAACAGGTGCCGCGCTCGCTGCCCGGGGTGTTGGTGTAGATGACTTTCATACTGATCTCCTGAGCAGGGCGCCAGCCGGCGCCCTGCTTCATAGGTCAAGGGGTGGCGGTGCCGCTGATGACTGCAGCGAACGGAACCTGTTTGCGGTCGAAGACGCGCTTCCAGTTGGCCGCCGAAGCGTACTGGGCGGCGGTCGGGCTCAGGTTGCGGTTCTCGCTGCCCTGCCAGCTGAAGCCGGCCGGCTGCAGGATGTAGGTCTTACGCTCCCACAGCACCTCGGCACCACCGCCGTTGCCGCCATCGGGCTTGCGCTGCATCTCGACCGGCATGTGGGGGTCGCCCTCGCCATAGCCGAAGGCGCCTTGGCCGAAGAACAGCGAGAGGAACTGGCCCGGAGCGTAGGTCAGAGCATCATCCATGAACACCGGTTTACCCAGATAGGTAGCCAGGATGATCTTGCCCTGGGAGTCGCGCAGGTACTCGATCATGTCCTGCTTGACCATCTGGTTCATGACGACCGAGTGCACACCGATGGCGGCGAACATGTCGGCTGCGTCACCAGCAGTAAAGGCGGCGTCTTGGAAGGCATTGGCACTGATCGAGGCGCCCGAGTCCTTGACCATGTCGCCGCCGTTCTGGGCGATGTTGGCTGCGATGATGCCGCGCCCGGCGCCCATCAGATAACGCTGCCACTGGCGGGTCCAGTAGGTGCCGAAGCGGTTGCGGATGTGCTGCATCGGCTCGGAATTGGCCAGCTCAGCAGTCAGGTCGGAGACGCCGTAGCCTTTGTTGAGGTACAGGGTCCGGGCGCGCATGCTGCCCTGCTCGGCCTTGCCGACGGCGCCCAGATCGTCAGGGTCATCGTTGGAGATGTTCGGCGCCTCGTCGGCGTCGAGATCTTGCCAGTAGCTGATTTCGGAAGTGCCCTGGCCGTTCTTGGCGATGTTGTCCAGGGTGGCCGAGCGGGTGATGATGCCCGACTCGTAGACGGCGGTCTTTTCTGGAGAGTTCACCGGCTCCAGAGTGCCGTAGTAGTCGGCAACGAAGATGTCCGACAGTTGGGTAGATGCCATGGGTTAGGTTCCTCGGGTGGCTTGGAGTTTTTTGAATGCTTCGGGGTTGTCACGAGCCATCGCTGCACGCTCGGTCTCGGTGTACTCGCCCCATTTCTTCGTGGCCTTGCCACCGTTGTCGCCGGTCTGCCCGGCGCCCTGAGCCCTTGGCCAGAGGTGGGAAGCGGTTTCGCGTAGCGATTCCGCCCATTCGAGGGGGGACAGCGGGGTCTTGCCGTCCTTCCCGTACACGACTTCGCCGGCACGGTCAGTGGCAATGGGCTCGCCGTCTTCGCTCAGTTTGAAGGTGCCGCGGGCGCGAAGGATGATGTCCTCGGCAGCCTCAGGCAGCGCGCCGGCCTTGATGGCGGCAGCGCGTATGGAGTCAGCCAGCACCTTGTCGCTGTACTTGGCGGCGAAGGCTTCGGCCTTGTCCGCACGCTCGTTGGCGGCCTTGACCTGCTTGTCCAGATCGGTGCGCAGGCGCTCGGTGCGGCGGCTGATGACTTCGTCCAGCTTGCCCTCAGCGATCAGTTTGGTCTCTTCATCTTGGCCGGCCTTTGCCAGCAGACCCTTGACCGCGTCGATGTCCAGGCCGTCGAACTGACCTTTCAGTTTGTCCAGCTCGGCCTTAATGGTCTTGTTGGAGCCGATCAGTTCGGTGTTTTTGGACTTGAGGCCCGAGACCTCGCCGTCCAGGAATTTCTGAACCTCGCCGCCCAGTGCTGCCTTCAGCGCAGCGGTTTGGCTCTCGTCGAGGGTGAGGCCGTGGGCGGCCGGGTCGAAGTCAAAAGGCATGTGTCTATCCCCTGGGGATTGAATGGGCCCGCCTGGCGGGCATGAAAAAGCCCCGCAATTGCGAGGCTTGTTGAGCGCGCCACGAAATCGTGGCCCTCCGTTTTGTGGCGCAGGCTAGCTGATACCGGCCCGCTCAAACGCCAACGGCTCCAGTTCCTTGAGCTGATAGAGCGTCAGCGGTTTGAAGTTCTTGTCCAGCTGTAGCGCGGCGAAGCGCTCGGCAGTCAGGCCACCGTCGCGAAACAGTTTGCCGCGCACCGGACCCAGCGCAGCGTCTTGGAACACCGCTGGCTGCGTTTTGAGCCACTGGTAGTAGCTAAGGCTTGCCGAGACCTGTCCACCTCCATCCGCGCCAACGGCCGCCCTTGTAGCGCCTTGCCCGAACAGCGCCGACAACCTGGTGATCGGCGTGATGGTGGTTCGGCAGTGAATGTGGAATGGCGGCACAGGCCCTTTGCCCATCTCATATTCGCGGCCATCCAGACTCCGGCACTGCACGCTGGTCTTCCGGTCCAGGGTGGCGACGATCCGATAACCCGGGACCACCTCAGCGTTCGCCTTGAGAGTTTCCATGCGCGCCGTGGTGGCCACATGCTGGACTGCGGTCTGGACTACACCCCGGGCGCTCCGGTTCGTAACCGCCAGTACGCCGTCCGTGAAGTTCTGCGCCGCGGTACCGCGCACCGCCTGGGTGATCTCGGCGTTGGTCTGGCCCTGCACGACACCCATCCGGATGGCGTTGGTGACCCTGTCCGCTTCAGTGCGGGTCCATCCGCTCAGGAAAGGCTTGAGCAGCTTGCCGCCATCCACACCGGCCACCTGCAGGGGCTGCGTGTTGATCGCCGCCCGGATCAGGGAGTCCGCTGGCATGACCGCATCGATCAGCAGCGCCTTCGCCAGGCTGCGGCCTTCGAATGCAGCTTCGTACTGCGCAATATCCACCAGGTCCGACTGCATCCGGTCGCTGAAGGCCTTGTAGATTTCCAGCAACTTGCCGCCCACCCGGCCAAGAAACTCCTCAAGCCGGCTGCGGCTGTAGGTTGTCAGTTCCTTGCGGGTGAGCTGGTCGCGGACATGGGCATCGGCCCGCCGCAGGTAGGTCTCGAACTTCTTGACCTCGCCGGCCTTGAGCCGCTCAAGCAGCACCGAGTGGCGGCTGACCTGCTCCAGCAGCTTCTCGTCCGCCGTTTGCTCCGGTTTCGTCGCCATCTTCTCTGTCCAAGTTCACGCCGCCGGCGCCGTGGTGGTCGCCGATCAGTTCGGCCTCTTCGTCATAGGGATGCTCGGGCAGTTTTCCAGTGGTCAGATACTGCCAATACGTCTCGGCGCTGATGGTTCCGGCCATGACACTCTTCTGCAGCTCGGCCAATACCTGTGCATCCACCACCGGCATCACGAACTCCGGCTTGACCTTGAATGCGACTTCGTCCGGGTTGTAGCCCGTCCACTCCGCTGCGTATCGCAGGGCCTGCTCGATGCCGGCCGCGGCGGTAATGACGATGCTATGTAGCGTCGCGTGCTGGTCATTCTGGCGTGTCTTGCGGGCCTCGCCCGACTCCGTACCGGAAACGTCCATGACCTTGGCGCCGGCCTCAAGGGCCGCATTCTTCTGGTCTTCCATCGCCGTGCGAACGGCCTCGATGCCGGCCCCCTGGAACTCGAGGTAGCCGCACGATCCATTCGGCCCCAGGTCCCAGGCCGCCGATGGCCCGGTGACGCTGAGTTCCACACTCTCGTCCAGGCCAGAAACCCACGGCTGCGGGTGGCTGGTCTGGTGCAGCGCTGTGAAGTAGTCGGCGCTGAGCTGGTAGGACTTCAGCGCGGCCCGGGCCATGGTCAGCAGAGGGATCTCGTCCACATCGGGCGAGTTGTCGGTAGACCCGCAGTAGATGACCGGGATGTAGCCCAGGCCGCGTACCAAGTTGTTGCTGCCGTCGACGGTACCCAGCGGGCGGTCGTCCTCGATCAGCTCGCCGGCCTCATTACGCACCCCTGTACGGCAGACCGCGCCGTCCATGTAGAACTCGCGGTACACCGTTTCGCATTCGTGGCTGTAGCGATCCTGTTCCTTGCGCCTGAACTCGCGGAACACGGACAGCACCAGGTCCTGCCGGCCGCCTTGGTCGGCAGTGTCCCAATTGATGGCGTTGCGCACCGCGTAGGTAGCGAAGTACGGCTTGCCTTGGTCATCGATGTTGACCACCAGCGGCACCCGGCCATGGGAAATGGCTTGGCGCACGATCCGCAGAAACAGTTGGGTCAGGCCGAAGCCATCAGCCGTGGCGTTGTCCTCCAGATCTTTCAGCCCTGCCGGCAGCTTCACCTCAGGAATGAGCCGGGAAACCAGGCCCATCATCGATCGCAGCGAATCCCGCACCCAGTGCTCGTACTGGGCCCGGTCGGTGTAATTGCGGTAGAGGTACGCATTGCCCTGCCCGTCCAGCTTCTCAGCCTCGACCATGCCACTGGGCTTTGGCAGGTTGCGCGGGCTGCGCTTGATAGCGCCCTCGCCCTCCAGGGCGTCATCCATCATCCGCCACTCTTCGATATGAGCGTCGTAGTCTGGGTTAGTGGATTGAACAGGCATTACGCCAAACCTCCGATGCGGCGGACACCGCCTGTGCGTTTGCGTCGCGCCATGGCAACGGCGAAATAGCGGAACCCGTCAGCCGGGTGCGAGGACCAGTCATGAAGCGGCTTGTCCTTCCAGCACCCGCGCTTGTCGTCCCACTCCTTGCGGTAGCTCTCTAGGGCGGTGATGCCTTCGCTGCACTTGGCTTCGTCGAAAGCACAGCTGGGCAGGATCTCCCGCACCTGCTCGATGCCTTCGTCAACGCCGAGCTTCGGTACGACCTGGAAGGTCATCCGATACTTCTCGCCGTCGATCTCGTAGCCCTCTCGTGCGAGTTCACGCCGAGTCTTTCCGTCGCTACCGAATTCCCGGTTGTCGATGTCGTGAGGGCCCCAGTGCTCGCCGTAGCTATATCCAAGGTCCTTGAGCACCTTCATGTAGTGCCGCAGACCCTCGCCGCTGTTCTGGTAGAAATCGACGATGTGGTACTCCTCGCCGACGATCCGGACGAACCAGATGGCCGTGGAGTCGCCCACGCCGATGTCCCAGAACGTATGTACCGGCAGGTGACTGTTGTCAGGCAGCTTGCCGATGCGCTGGGCGGCGTAGAGCTTGGTGAACTGCTTGGCGTAATAGGCGCCCTCGATCGTCTGCTGGAATGCCTCGGCAGGGATCGACGGGTATTCCCGCTTCATATCGTCGCCGAGGGTCTTTTCCTTGGCGGAATACCAGGCGCGCTGGCCCGGGTTGGTGACGATGCCGTGCTTGGCGGTCAGGTCGTCGAAGTACTTGGTCAGGCGGTCGGGGATGACTACGCCGGTCGGGTCCAGCCAGTACAGCGGGTTCCGCCACCAGCTGAAGAAGAAGAACTTCCAGTCCAGTAAGCCCAGGGGCACGCCGGCAAGCTGCTGCTTCTCCGCGCTCTGCGAGTAATCGAAGAAGTAGCCCGCCCGCCCCTCCGCCGTCGACTCGATCGTAACGAAGCACTCTGCGGCGACAGCCTCAAAGGCGCCGGTGACGATCTCTCGGGCTTTGTGAGGAAACTTGGCGCAGATCTTCCCGAACTCGGATACGTGCAGATACCGTAGAGTCCCGCCCCGAAAGGATGTGGACACGTAGAGCGATCCGCCTTTGCTGAACACAAGCTCACCAGCAGCATCGTTGCGAGCAGGGTTAGCGGCGCGTATCTCGTTGGGAAGGTGGTCATACGCATACTTGATCTTCTCGCGGAACAGGCGCTTGGCGTCGTTCAGGGTGTGGGCGATCAGGGCGCACTTGGCAGCCTCGAACAGCGCGGCATCCAGCTGGACAATGCAGACCAGCGTGGTGAAGCCCAGCTGCCGGGCCTTGAGGATGATGTTGCGGGTGTGCATCCCCTGGAAGTAATCGATCTGCTCCTGCGTCATGCGGAAGCGGACCTTCTTGCCCTGCTTGTCCGTAATGAAGTACAGGTTGTTCAGCCGCCAGAACCGGTCCCGGAGCAGTTTCATGTGCTCGGGCTTCATGGTCAGGCATCCTTCGATAGTTCATCCATCAGCTGCGACAGCTCGTCGGCGTCTTTCGACTGCTCCTTGTCATCCAGGCCGAACGCCGTGCGCTCTAGTACCTGCAGGTTCTTCATGGCCGAGGACAGCTGAAAAAGGGTTTTGGCGTTGCTGGGCAAGGCAACTGCGGCGAGCATCGAGCTACGACGAAAGCCGCTTTCATCGTCGGCAGTCTCGCGCCCAATCTCGTCCTCAATGTCCTCGCGACGCTTGATGGTGGTCAGCAAATCATCCATCAGTAGGTTCGCAAGGTTCGTGGCCTTGCGAATGTCGCGGCGATGGCTGCGAACAACCGTCGCGCCCTCTTCTGCCGCCTCTTCGATGATCTCGGCGTCCCGCTCAGGGTTCGCGCATTGGTCTTCGCGAACCTCGCCGCGAACCAGTTTGTTGCGAACCTCTTTGCGGACCTGCTCAGAAAGGTCTCGCTCCCACCCTAAGGCCTTGGCCTTTTTCCGGATTGCGGTGTCGCTCACCCCGTTACGGTCAGCGATTGTTCTGATGGAAAGCGCCCCGGCCCGGAAGGCTCGTTCGATCGCCTCCCAGTCGGGTTGCTTGGCGGTCATTGAGATAACCTGCATCTTGAAATGGTGGCGTATTGCCGGTATTGATGAAATTTCAACAACCGCACGGAGAACAGCATGTCTGAAAATTTCAAAGATCTACTGGGGGATTCTGGCTATGGTCCTGCTGGCCCCGAGGCGCAGCGCGAGCTAGCGGTAACAGCAGCCTTGACCCTAATCCAATCCAGGGTCGTCAATGCCACCGGTTCCTCTCAGCTTCAATGGGAGCTCGGAAATCTGAGCGACTATGCCGATAAGATCCAGGAAGCTCTGAAAGTGAAATGATGCACCTGTGCCGCGTTCACCTGCGGCACACCTCATCAAAACCCCATCTCTTGCAAATCATGGATCACTGAATGGCAGACTCAAACATTGAGCGCTTCGACCAACTCACTGGTTTGGTGTTCTCGAAGCTGTACCAGAGCTTTCCAATAGCTATTAATCTCAACGTCATGCAATTCGCAGATGCTTTGGTTTACGACAAGCCGATTTCTGAAGACGAACTGCGCATAGGCGGCGAGCCGTATGACTTCTTCGACAACACCATTCAGTGGTTGATTGAGTCAGGATACGTGGTTTCTCGACACCGCTCTTCATACCCCTACACCTTCGAAGACTGCACCCTTACAGCAAAGGCCCTTGAAGTGCTTAAGGCAGTTCCGCAGAGCGTCGGAGGAGAGAGCCTAGGTGGCCGGATCGCCGCTGCCGCACAAGAAGGAGCTACTGCAAAGCTGAAAGAGTTGGCTGGCGAGGTTCTCAGCAAGGGCTACGGTCTCGCAGTGAACGCGGCAATGAACTGGTCAAGTTAAAACATCAAGAGAACGGGTCAGCCGGCTTGGCGATCGAGCGAACGAACCACATGAAGCCCTGCTGCAGGTTGGTCTTGGCCAGAGCTAGCGTGCGCTGGTCCACGCCTTCGATTTGACCGATCTGCTTAAACAGCTCGCCGGCATCGGCCTCCAGGGCCTTGATCGAGTTCATGCCGTCGATCTCGCTCTGGGTGAGGTCGCGGTACCCGGTGATCTTCTTGTGCTGGTTGTCCATGGATGATCCTCAGGTTGTCGCGCCACGAAACGGCGCTTGTCGAGTTTGTGGCGCGGATCACTCCGCCCGCTTGCACATGTCGCAATCCAGACGCTGGCAGATCCAGCGCTTTACCCTGGGCCAGTAGGTGACCACGAACATGTGACGCAGCCCGGCCAGGGCAAGTGCAACGTGCATCGTTACCCCCGCTGTGTTCGGGGTGAAGAACATGCGGTCCGACCTGGCCAGGATGGCGTAGCCGCTCAGCGCGATGATCGAGTACAGGATCTTGCCAATCACACCGTCTCGAACCTTGCCACTCAGCACGGCCCAGGATGCCCACAGGGCGATCACCCCAGCCGCCAGAGCGTTGATGTATTCGAAAATCATCCGTTAGGCCCTCCGAACTTGGACCTGATGACAGACCAGAGATCAGCGGCCTTGATAGCGCGGGTGACTGCGGCGATGAGCGACCCGCCGAACGTTCCAAGCAGAAACCCTACCCCCGCCACGCTGCGAGGCTCCACGATGCCGAAGTAGGCGCTGACCATTCCGGTCAGGTAGTGGGCGCAGGCCATGCCGGTCAGCAGGAAGAGGATCCACGCCTTACGGTCGAGTAGATCGTCCTTGTGCCACCGGGTGGCAACTAAGGCCCCCAATAGGCCCGCTATAGCCCAGTCGAGTTTTTCGAGCAGGCGGTGAAAAAGCTCCATGCGCTCGACTCCATAGCAGGGGCACAGAAATACCACAAATTTGTTGTATTACCACATTTATGTTGTATACTGGCCTCATCCAGACAACAGAGATGAGGTGATGAAGTTCAGCGAGTTCAGACGATGGTTGAAGGCCCAAGGGGTGACCCTCGAAGCAGCTAAAGGCAGCCACTTCAAGATCACAGCTCCTAACGGCAAACAGACTGTCTTCGCGGACCACGGTGCCAAGGAAATGCCCGAACCGACCCGCAAGGCGATCATCAAGCAACTGGGGCTCTAAGAGCCCCCTTCGCCTATGAGCACTGAACGCATCACCCTGAGGAGTGACCATGTACGACTATGCAATCCGCTTCGAAGAGGACGGCGCCGCGCCAGGCGTTGCCGTTTTCTGCCGTGACCTGCCGGAACTGAACAGCTACGGGGATGACCGATTGCACGCAATCAGTGAAGCCGTTGACGCGATCGAATCGACTCTTTCGCTCTATGTGGAACAGCGGCGGGCCATTCCGGCCGCCTCGTTGCCAGAAGAGGGTGAACATGTTGTCCGCCTTCCGGCCGTAACCATCGCAAAGATTGCTCTTTGGAATGAGATGGTACGGCGTGGAATGAAAAAGGCCGATTTATGCCGCCTACTGGGCGTCTCGCAAACAACCGGCGACCGCCTTGTTGACTTCACACATACATCGAAGATGGAACAACTGGAGAAAGCCTTGGACGCATTGAATTCCCCTGTTCGCGTTGCACCTGCTGACCCTGAGTGGATTAACCTGCCCTACGGCGGTGGTCAAGCAGGGTTCTACGCAGGCCGTCTGATTGATGAGCTGCAGCAGCGCCCTGACCGTAAGATGCTTGTTGGGGCAGTTACGGGCGGGCTGAGCCAAGTCAAGAAAGAATCTCTCGATCACTTCCTGCGGACCCGGTACGCAAAAAACCCTGACACGATGCAAGCCGTGCGAGAGGTTATCGATGACTTGGTCGCGACTGGGAAAATCGAGCATGTTCAAAAACAACCAGGCGTTGCAGCCGGGTTCATTCGCCTAATTTGATAAGCAAAACCCCGGCCTTAGGGCCGGGACTCTTGAGGCCCTCTTCGGGCAATAAAAAACCCGGCACTTGGCCGGGCCCGGAGGATTTAGTTGGAAGGCTGCTTACTGTGATGCCAGTAGAGGTACAGCAATCCCAGTGGCGCGATGAAGATCGCCAAGAACCAGCACATGAACATCGTCATCACTTTGACAAACAGCATCAGCAGTGCATTCACGACGAACATGTTGCGGCCCATGATGAAGCCGACCACGCTCTCGTACACAAATCGAGAATAGGGATAGAGCAAGGTGCTCACCACCGAAATGGCTACCGTTGCGACATCAATCCCTAGTGGAGCGCGTGATCTCATATAAATGAAAAAGGCCGCAAACAGCGCGCCGAAGAATAACTGCCGAGCGTAGTAGCTCGGGGTTAACCCTCCAAAAGTCATTGCCAAAATCTGTCGCATAAGATCCATCTCAAGGTTCAAGGGGCGCAAATTTTACCAGTCTGGCCCCACCTCAAGTAAATCCCTAAAACGAAGAAGCCCAGCTCTATGGCTGGGCTTTTTGATGGTGTTTGCCGTAGGCAAAACTCTAACAATGGACAAATAGTGCCATCACGCGTGCGGGAACGCAATAGGCCCTCAAGCGGCCTCCTTCATTTCGTAAATTGCGGCTGCCACCGGCGAGAGTGCGCGCTTGTCCAGGTCCTCGCAAATCTCGAAGCAGATCTGCACGAATGGCTCCCAGTCCCTGGCCCAGGCGCACGATGGAAGTGTCACGCCATAGACATCATCAATCCATCGCTTGAACCACTCTGGACTTTCGAACGGATCCTGAGCTGACGATTGCCCGCCCTGGTGCATGCGCCGGTACCGGAACATGACGCCCTTGGCCACGTACTCGCAGCGCTCGCGCTTGGCCGCGGTCATCCGCCCGGACCTGGCCATTGCCATGTCGAAGATCACTTCCTCGGCCACCTCACGCTCGTCATCGCTGCAGCTCGGGGCGTACATGAAATTGCCGAAGGCCCGGAGGCTGCCGGGAAGCTTGAAGATTGCCGCCTGCACACCGCCGGCCAACGCCTGATGCACGGCATGGCTCGCCTTCCGCTGCTTGTCTGTGGTCTGGACCATAGTGCCCAACAGGCCCAGCTGTTCGATGAATGCACCCTGGCTGTCCCACGCCGTGTAGAGGCAGTCGTGCCACGCTTGGCGCGCGCTGTTCAGTTGCATGGGCCGTTCTCCTTCTTGCGGCGAGTTTCGATGCCCTTGGCGCGCGCTACGCACCAGGTGGAAGCGATGGTCATGACCAGCAGCAGCCCGCCGGCGGTATCTGTGATTGTCCAGGTCATGCCGCTGCTCTCCTCAGGTCTTTCAGCTTCTGCCGGTACAGGGCCTTGATGGCCTGCAGGTCTTCGATGGTCAGACGCTGGGGCTTATGAGGCCCTTCGAGCCATTCGACCTGGTTGGCGCCGATGCGCTTCACCAGGCGGATGCGGTACTCGACGGCATTCCCCGACAGGTTCCGGTTGCACTTCACGCATTGCCGGTGGACGTTGAGCGGTTCGAAGCGCAGCTCCGGGCAGGCGCCCACCGACCGGTAGTGCCCGGCGTCCCAGCGACTGCCGGTGATGAGGTCGTGGTCGCTCGGCAGCGAGTCGCAGCTGATGCACGGCAAGCCGGCGTCGCGCTCGCGGATGTAGGCATTGAACGCAGTTTGTGCCTCGGCCATGTGCTCGCGACGGGTCTTCAGCTTCTCCCGGCGCTCCTGCAGGTCCTGGCGGGCCTGCTTGGTGATGGCCTTGGCCGCCACCTTCTGCACCTTCGAATCCTTCGACATGGCCAGCGCACAGGCGATGCTGCACACCTTCTGCGTGGTCATGGCTGGCTTGAAGGGCTTGCCGCAACCTGGTGCCTTGCACTTCTTCGCCTTGATCTCCTTGGCTAGTGTCATGCCGCCTCCTCGCTCAACAGGTCACTGAACACCACACCCTGCGGCGCGAACTCCGCCACGATGCGGTCGGTGTACTGGCAGCCCTGGGCCCGGTCGAACAAGCGGGTCACCGGGAAGCCATCCGGACCGAACATGGCGCACGGCCCCATCAGGCGAAGCTTCACCTCATACGGAAGGTGGATGAACGACTCGGCCCAGCCTGTACGGAACTCATCGCAGCCAGCGCGCATGATCGGGACGCCGAAGTGCAGCTTGCAGTACCGGCGGACATCCTCGATGTCGCCCATCTCGGTGCTCTTGGCGATCCGGTCGTACATCGCAAACCACAATGCGTTTTGATCCAAAGTCCGGTCCTTGCCCGGGCGCATACTGACCACGACGAACTTCTTGTCGCGGAACAGCCGGGTCATCATTGTGATTGCCTCGGACAGCTTGGCCTGGCTGTTGACGCTGATCTTCTCAGTCATGGCCGCACCCCCGTCTTCTTGCTCACCTTCCCCTCCGCCTCCAGCTCACGCATGGTCTTGCGCAGGGTGTTCAGGTCGTAGGCGCGCATCATGGCCTTGATCCACTTGTTCACGATCGTGACGCAGGAGTAGGACAGGACAAAGAGCACCAGGGCGACAATGGCCGTTCCGGCGCACGCCATGACCGCGTAACCCAGCCACATTGCGAGATCATTCATGGCGCCACCTCGCCTACCAACGACTCAGCCTTCCGGTCAGCCCGCATCACATGCTTGGCGCGTGAACAGCTCAGATTGCCGTAGCCGCTAACGCTATACCCGATCAGTTGCATGAGCTGGGACCGGTCATCCTTTTCGTAATCGCGCGCGGCTATCTCATTCAGGTCGAGGCCATGCTTCTGGCAAAGGTCGAGCATGTCGCTGACGATCTGATTTGCCTTGAAGCGGATAACGCCGTCGGCCGCCACCACGACAGGCTGCATTGGGTGTCTGCTGCTCATAGCGCCACCTTCAGACCATGGGTCTCGATCGCTGCAATGGCGTCCTGATCCTCCAGATAGCCACCGCCTGGAATCTTTGCTTGGGCCAGGTCGATCACCACGGCCTCGCGCGAGGCCTGCCAGCAGACCCAGTTCTCGACGAAACGCTCGTACTTGGCGACGGTGCACTGCTTGAGGTGGAACAGCACGTAGCAGCCCTGCTCGGCGTTCCAGCAGCAGCCCTCGGGTACCGGGTAGCGCTGCTCGAACTGCTCGCGGCTGATGTCGCGCATCTTGTTGGTGTCCATCAGTGCTTCTCCTGCATGGCCTGGCCGATCGCAGCTGCGGCCAGAACAATTGCCCTGCGAACGCAGTCGTCTGAGTAGGTGGTATGAGCTTCGGCGGTTTTCACCAGCACGCCCGGACGACTTCCAGGCCCAAAGATGGTCAGGTCGAGCTTCACCGCCAGGCGAAGGGCATGACCGTCATCAGTGAGTGGATTCCATGCGGTTGATCCGTCGTCGATCCACAGGCTTGCTTTGGCCGGGTCCACCACTGCGTCACGCTGAGCCTGGAATGCCTGATTTATCCTCAGTCCCGCGGCCTTGGCGGCAAGCCCCAGCAATTCGCGATCTGACATGCTCACACCCCCTCCCCGGCCGGCTGCCCGGCGCGCTTGATGTTCAACTTGGCGAGATGGCTCATGCGGCACCTCGTTGCGCAACGCGGAATTGCTGACGGTCGAGAAATGCTTTGATGGCGGACTCGCACGGGCTTGGCGCCGGCAACCTGGCCATGCGCTCGGCATTCACCGGGGCGTGACCTTCCCGCAGAATTTTTTCCATCTCAGATCGGTCGGCACGGGACAGGAAGAATTCTTCCAGCATGTCGCCGATAGGCCGCACCCAGTCGTAGCCGTCAGGCCGGGCAGCACGGATGATCGCGAGCCACATGCTCGGGCACAGGAAGTCGCGAATGACCTGGTGCAAATAGTTCGGGGACAGATTCCCAGTCCAGCCACTGGCTCCGCGGACCAGGAAGCCGCAATTGCAAATGCCGCGGTCATCAGCCTGGGGCAAACCGACCAAGAAGATCACTTCGCGCCCGGTGCGCTCCATCACAGCATCAGCCTTCTGGATTTCCTCGGCAGTCGGCGCCTTGCCCTTAACCTCCAGATACGCACCGACATTCGGCAGCCAGAAGTCCGGCAGGTAGTAACCCTCGTCAACGCGGACCAGATCAGGCTCATACAGGTAGAAGATTCCAGCTGCTTCCATCACCTTGACCCACATGAGCTCGGTGTAGGAGCGAAGGCGATAGCCCTCATGGTGGTAAATCGTTCTGCGCTCTTTCATCAGAAATTCACCTGCACGACGTTGTCTTGTTTGGTCCGGCTGGCCAGAGGCATGAAGCGGGAGCGGTCGCCTTGGAAGGCGGTGTGCACGCAGCCGATCTCGCCGTCACGGTTCTTGCGGATCAGGATTTCCCCAATGCCCTTGTCCTGGGTGTTCGGGTGGTACACCTCATCGCGGTACACGAACATCACGATGTCGGCGTCCTGCTCGATGGCCCCGGATTCGCGCAGGTCGCTGAGCACCGGGCGCTTGTCCGGGCGCGCCTCGCAGCCGCGGTTGAGCTGGGACAGCACGATCACGGGGCAGCCAAGCTCGCGAGCCAGCAGCTTGATCTGGCGCGACATGGCCGTAACGTCCTCGGTGCGCCCCTTGCCCTCGCCTTCCATCAGGCCCAGGTAATCGATCACCACCAGGCCAAGGCCACCCATGCGGTTCGCGTAGCGGCGCGCAATGGAGCGGATGCGAGGCATCGTCATCACCGGAACGTCAGAGACGCAGATCGGCGCGTCACGCAGCTTGAGCGTGGCGGCCGCCAACTCCACCCGGTAGTCAGCTGCACATACGCCCGTCTTGAGCGATGGCAGCGGGATACCCCCGACAGCAGCAATCAGACGGTCCATGAGCTGGGTCTTGGTCATCTCCAGGCTCACCACCAGCACCGGCTTTTGCTGGGCGATAGCCACATCTGCGGCAACGTTCATGGCGAGCGTGGTCTTGCCCATGGCAGGGCGACCAGCAACCACGATCATCTGGCCCGGCTTAAGGCCCTGTGTGAATTTATCGAGGTCAGGAATACCTGACCCTAGGCCGTCCATCGAAACGCCGTTCTCGTAGCGATCCAGGCGCTCCTGAAGCACCTCCACATGCTCGGCCATGATGTCGCCGATCATTTGGCACTCACCATCGTTGCCGGATGCGTCAAGGCCGAGCACGATCGACTGGGCCAGCGAGATCTTGTCCTCGATGTCGGCCTGCTCGTGCGCGACTTCGTTGATACGTTCGGCGGCGGCGGCGAGCTGCCGGCAGATGGCTCGTTCACGGATGATCTGGGCGTAGGCCTTGGCGTTTGCCACACTCGGCGTATTCGCCTGGATCTCGCCGGCGTATGCCAGCGTTCGGGTACCGCTGGGGAGCTCAGCGCGGCGGTCGCTCAAAGTGATCACATCGACCGGCTTGCCATCGGCATGCAGTTCAAGAATCAACCGGTACAGGTCGGCGTTGTCATCCCAGGCGAATGCTTCGGGCGCGAGGGCATCGGACAGGACATCGATCAGGTGCGGCTGGCGAAGCATGGCGCCGATAACGCCGTGCTCGGCCTCAAGGCTGTGAAGTTCGTTCATTGCGCAGCCTCCGAGATTTCGCGGAACACTGCACGGCTCACCAGGGCCTCCAGTCGCGGCTGGACGTTCTGGCCACGGAAGAACACCTGGTTGCGGTTGTTGGCCTTCTGGAAGAACCCAAGCCAGAAGCCCTGCCCGCTCTGGTGATCAGGCGACTCGTTCCAGCGCTCGGCGATCATGCTGCGCAGAACCTTGTCGCTCTTCACGGTCACGGCTGGCAGGTTCGGGCAGACCCGGTGGTACAGGTCGATGATCTTGTCCACCGGCACGCCAGCCTCGCTGGCACCGTTCGGGCTGCGCTTGAACGCACGGCCCAGCCAGTTGACCAGGAATCGGCGCCAGTCCTTCTTCGGCTTGCTGCCGGTGGCCCAGGCTGCCGCACGCTTGATCTCCGCTTCCACGTCGATCGGTGCATAGGCCTCTGCCCATTTGGTGATCAGGGTGGCGTCGACTTCGAAGTCTTCGCCGGTGAACACAACTGGCTTGGCTTCCGACTGAGCGGGCTCCGCCCCCTGGGGGGCAGTAATCTGTTCCGTAGGAACAGTTACTAGGGGTTTTTCTTTCGTATAAAGAAGGGAGTCGCCGGAAATTGGTAGTTTCGTTACGTTGTCGGAATTACCAATTTTGGTAGTTTCGACTGATTTTGGTTGAGTCGATTGCTCTTTTTTCGGCTCTTGGTACACCCATTCAGACGGCGAGCAGATGCCGATTTCACCGCGACTGCCACCAACTCGGTACAGCACTCTACGAGCCAGCAGGCTGCTGATCGCACGCGAAACGTGCGCAGGCAGGATGTTGGTCATCTTGGCCACTTCGTCTGCAGTAATGCGGCGCTCCGTGAGGTTGTAGCCGATCACCAGGCGAGCAATCGCGTGCAGTGTCTTGAACTCAGCTGGCGACAGGTGAACCGCTGCCAGAGCGTCCATCAGCTGATTGTCCATCCGGGTAAAGCCCCCGGCTGTTTTGAAGGTGAAGACGTTACTCATGGGCTGCTCCAGGGCGCGGGGCAGCCAGGAACGCATGCAGGTGCTGCAGGCATTCGCGGACGAGCTGTCGTTTGGATTGGCGCGAATACTGGGAGCGGACCAGGCGAGCGGCATTCACTGCCGACTCGAAATGACCTCGCGCCACAAAATCGTGACTCGCATTTTGTGGCGCAAGAGCCACGGTATTGCTTTGGATGGTCTGGTGCATATATGATGACCTCACACAAGCGTTACGAATGCAGTACAAGAAGCCACCCTGCCCGGTGGTTTTTTTGTGCCTGCCATTTGAGGGTCTCTTCAGTCCCTATGTGAGGGCCTCACCTATCCGGTAGAGGGCCTCTTCAGTCCCACCAGCTCCAGAACCGGTGCCTTGCGCCTTCCTACGAATACCGTTGCGCCGGACGTAATTGCTTCGAGCAAGACCTCGTTAACGGCCTCCTCAAACGTCCAACCCCTGGCTTCCATAAGGCGATGAATCTTGGCTCTGGTTTCTGGCGGCACGTTCTCTTCACAAAATTCCATCGTGCCCTCCTGAGGGCCTCTAGCCCGCGATATCCTTCAGATCGTCGGGCATGAGGGCTTCGATGCCGCCGTTCACAGCGGCCCACTCGAGCATCTCGAACAGGTAGGTCGCGTACTCGCGCCGGGCCTTGTGAGCAGCACGCTGCAGTTGCCGATCAAGCAGTGGATAAAGTCGGACCTTCCTCGCCAGATCTCGACGCTGTGTCAGGGGGTCTTTGAATCCCATAGGGGTAATGCTCCTTGCGGTTGAAAAGTGGTTAGGCGGCGGACTTTTTAAGGTGGTGCTGCTGGCACGGGAAAGGCCGAACCTCTTCCGCGGAATAGGTACCGTCAGAATTCTTGGTCACATACACATCGCGACCCACCCGGATGGCTTTGCTTAGGGCGCCCTGCGTCATGCCCAGGAGCGATGCCGCTTCGGTCTGCCCGTGATCAGCAGCAAATTTGGTGATGTGAGTACGGCTCATGGCCTCTCCTCCAGTGATTCATGCCGAGATTATTGCCTAGGGAATTTTTTAAATCAATTCCCTAGGAATTTGTTTGTCATTACCTCCGGAAATACACTCGCCCGCCATGAGCAAAGACAAGCGACCACTCGAAGACTGGGAATTGGCTGAATGCGCAGCCCTGAAGGCCTTGATCAAAGAGGAAAACGCCTCTCGCCCTAAGGAAAAGCGAATTACCCAGGAGGCTGCTGGAGCGGCGCTCGGGATGAATCAGGGATCGTTCAGCAACTACCTGAACGGAAGATTGAGGCTCAACAAGGATGTAGCTGTCGGTATCTTCAAGCTTTTTGGCATACCTGCTGAGAAGTACAGCAAGCGCCTTGCTGATGAGATCGCCGACGTTGCGCAGGCTTACGGTGAGGGCGACTACCACCGAGATAGTCGCTATGCGCAGGCAAGCCCGACCCACAAAATGGCTGTAGACGAGATGGCGGACAGGATGCTCGGCATGACGGAAGAGCAAGCTATCAAGCTAAAGCAGGCAATGGATCTTTTGATGCCTCGGAATGAATCAGGAAAAGATTGATTACCCCCCGCTCCTTCCGGGCGGTCTGCATCCCCACACTCTTGAATCCTTGAGAGAGCTGACCGTCGACGCCTTCCCGGAATCCACCAGGAGGAGGGCTCTGTTCTCGGCACTTGGCGTATACTTGGAGATGCTGGGTGCCACTGGCTTCAAAGGCACCGCTTGGATCGACGGATCATTCATGTGCGCCAAGGACGAACCTGACGATATCGATATCGTTCTGGTCTTTAAGTCCTCTGTCCTTGATGAGATCTCAGAGTCTGCACGACCTGTGCTCATGAACCTCTTTGATAGCACCATGGTCATGAACCGATTCCGGCTTCATGTGTTCCAAGTAGCAGAGGAAAATTCCCGCGGCGTCGCCTACTGGCAACAGCAATTTGGCACGCAGCGCGACGAGGTGACCCCCAAAGGTCTGGCATCCATCGGAGTTAACATATGACGGAGCAGGCAAATCGCATTGATTGGCTTGAGCGCCAGTTAGCTCAGGTGGCGAGCCTCATCACAGAAGACGAGAAACGCCTTGCTGCTGAGCCGAACAGGTTCTCGCTGCAAGTCTCGCTTCGCTCTTGGCAAGCTCATCAAGAAGATCTTCGCCAAGAGCTTCGCCAGGCAAAAGCGGCACTTCAAAACGAGGTGATCCAACTGCGCCTTTCAGGCCGTCGCATGGACGGGAGCATTCCGCTTAAGCTCCTATCCAAGGTTTCCTATGGTATCAATCGCGCCCTCTCGTATGCTGCCTATCACTTAAGGCATGGTAGAGACCCAGGTAGAGGAATTCCCGAGACGCTAGCCCAAGAGCTCGATTTGAGACTGTCTGGCCTTGCGCTGGGATCGACTCGCCTGGTGTTTGCTGGAAATGTGACTCCGGATATGGCTGGAGACTCGATTCTAGAGGGAGCTCTAGAGCAGATTTTCGAGGTCCTGAAAGAGCCATCTGAGGACAGAATTCGGGACCTTGTTGAGACTATCGGCATCTCTGCCACGAAGGCCTTGAGCGATATGCTGGGCGAATTGGAGGCCCAAGAGTTAAGTGCTGAGCTCCTATGGCCTGCGCCAAATGCCAAGGTCTACCACTGGGGCGGAAGTCTCGAGGCGGTCAGGCTTGCCCATAAAAAACTCTCTAAGCATGAGATACGAGAGCCTGAGCCGGTATCACTCTTTGGGGAGGTTACCGATCTAAAGGAGAACGGAGCCCTTTACATACGGTCGGGAAATTCGAAGCTTAAAATTAGCTACAACCGGCAGCAGTACCATCACATCCAGAAGTATACGCTTGGCATGCCTGTATCCTTGAAGGTGCTCAAGCACGTTAGATTTGAGCCTCTTTCTGACCGTGAAATTGTCACCTACAAGCTGGTGACAGAGGACTAATAAGGCCCTCCCTTCTCGTCACGAGCCCGCCGCAATGGCGGGCTTTTTCATGCCTGAGGAATTTTTTAATTCCGGAGGCATTGACAGCAAATAATTCCCTAGGCAATATTTTAACCATCGAGGCGCTACACAGCCCCTCGGGAGGCCCTCAAGCCTCACCGCTCTTTAACAAGCAAGCGCAACACCGAAATACCAACAGGCCGCATTGCCTCTACCGGCGACCGGCGATCAGACAGCCCCGAAAGGCTGCCCACGACAGGGAGAACCCTGTACGGCTGATCGAGAGCGAAACGCTCGAACCGTTGAGCCCAGTAGGCACGAAAGACCTGGTACGCAATGCGCCCCGCGAATCCCAGCGGTAGAAGGGAGAGACACAATTTTGAATTAGCGCCCCGAGCTTCGGCATTGAGGGGCGCCGGACCTCATGCACCCTGCCCCAATCAGCCGGGCACCCAGAGCTGCAGCGTGCATGTTGTAAGGACCTGCGATCCATGGCGAACAGGCACTGATTGCCGCCATGGGGAGGAAGCTCGAAGCCCACACCGACGACGAAGCCTGACCTGCAATCAGAGGCGGGGAAATGGCTATGACATCGCTGACGCAATACCCCGGCCTGTCGCCAGTAGCGAGGCCGGGATTTCACCAGATGCCATTCCATGAGTGGTATCTGGGAAATCAACCGCCCTGGAGGGCAAACGATGAACTGCATAGAGATTGCCAAGAAAGCCATTGCCGAGACGCAGGAAGCCTCCCGCTTCGTCAGTCCCGAATTGCGCAAGCTTTTGGCTTTCGGCCAGGTGGCAATCATCATTAGCAAAATGAACGAGCCTTCTGCCGGGCTAAAAGTCTTGCGCTTGGAAGACGCTCTCCTTGAAATCAGCACAATGCTTCAGGAGGAAGGGGTATGAGCGCGGCGCGAACAGACACAGAGCGCCTGGACTGGCTGCTACTAAACACACCTGAATTCGGTGACGGCTACCTGCGCGTCTGGATTGGCAGCTGCGCCGCCATGGATGCCGGGCTCGATGGTGGGAGCGGCCACTACATCGCAGAGGGCTCAACCGCCCGCGAACAGATCGACAATGCGATGAGCAACAAGCTGACCCACATCGACTAACCAACTCCGCCGCCAACACGCCCCTTAACTTGGGAATTGGAATTACAGATGCCCTGCTCCCCATCGCAGGCTGCATTGGAGTGTGATCTGAGTCGAAGCATCAAAGCGCGGCAACGTGGTTGCAAAGCGGAGGGTCGCCCCCTCCGCAGATGAGACGGACCCGCCAGATCACACCCCGATGCAGAGCAGCGCCCAGCTCCGGGCGCGGTTACCGAAGCACCTGTGGACGTCCCTTCCCTCGCTCTGAGGGTAAACGAATTGCGCCGCTGGATGGGTCCACGCCAAGCCAGCTGCTGGGGTAGCGCCCGGCCTCTGCATCCCCTTCCCTTCACATACGACCGCATCGACAGGTGCCGGGCTTGGCTTTTCACGCCCAGCTTGGTCCCTGGTGCCCGGCACCTGATCAATGCGGTTGGCTACCGAGGATCACCACATGGACTACATGGCAGCTCAAATGGATCGCCAGATTGAAGGCGCCGAACAGCGATACAACTCCGCTCTTGAGGAAGGGCAGAATCCTGCCTTTCCAGTTTCGGCTAGCGAATACGGAGGCCACGGCACCTGCTTCGGCCTGACCATCCGCGATTACTTCGCCGCCAAGGCGTTGCAGGGCCTCATCACCACCGCAGGCGCTCCGTGCCTCCTTGGTGTGGGTGGGTGCGAGAACGAAACCGCGAGCACGGCTTACAAATTGGCCGACGCCATGCTCGCCGCCCGGGTGAAGCCATGAGCTGCTGGATCAAGTGCAGCTGCCTCAACTGCAATGTTGAGTTCGAGAAGATGAAGGCCGACCTGGACAGGAGCCCGAACAGCTTCTGCTCAAAGTCCTGCAGTGCTCAGCACAGGGCGAAGGGGAGCGTTGATCGATTCTATGAGCGCTGCGAAAAGACTTCGTCTTGCTGGAACTGGAAGGGAAACCTGAATTCCTGCGGCTACGGCTACTTGAAGATCAAAGGCCGCGTTCGAAGGGCACACCAGGCTAGCTATGAAATTTCTCGGGGCCCAATCCCTCCAGGGATGGTGGTCATGCACTCCTGCGACAACCCGGCCTGCGTCAACCCTGATCACCTTTCTCTAGGCACTCACCTGGACAACATGCGCGACATGCGGGCGAAAGGGCGCGGAGCCTCGAAGCTGAGCGCAGAGAGTGCGCGCTTGATCAGGGCTTCAACATCCAAGACCAGCGATCTTGCTGAGATGTTCGGCATGAGCGAGAGAGCGATCCGTAACGTTCGTTCAGGCGCCAGCTGGCAACCCCTCCCTTCCCCACCCACCGAGTAACCCACCACCTGGAGGCAACCATGGCCAGGGAGCATGAGCTTTACGCCGATAGCGCCCAGGCCCGGGAGGTTGACCGCCAGATGGGCCTGTTTGGCGATACGCACTGGGCCGACCACCTCACATCGGAGCAGGCCCGGGCGAACAATGAGGCTTGGAACACGATGATCCGCGAGCGTGATGAACGCCAGCGGGCAGAGAGCCGCCGAGTGATCGGCACGGCCCTCGAAAAGATGGAAGCCATGTGCGGCTCAGGCGCCGCCCGGAGGACAGCATGAACAAGGGTACCCGTCAGGCGGTGGTCGACATCATCGACTCCCGCTTCACAGCGATCTGCGCGAACTTCAACGAGATCCTGCGCGGCGAGCTGGTCATGGCCATAGACCTGGCCGGACTCACTGGGGCCATCGACCTGACCGAGCAGCGCAGCTACACCGAGCGATTGAACCGCATCATCGAGCGCGAACACGAGCAATGGATGGAAACTAACGGGAGGGTGGCATGAGCACAGCACCGGTGAAGTCCTTGATCGATGAGCAGCTGGAGCAGATCGAGCGCACGCTTGCGGTGATCAGCTTCGGAATCCCATTCAACGAGGCCGTCGGCCTGCCACGGGAGATGCCAGTGGCAAGTCTCAAGCGCAGCCTCGGCGTGACAATGAAGGGCCGGCGCATCGCCGTCCGCGTGCGGCCATGAGTAGCTACCAGCGCGCACGCCGCTTCGCAATGTGGCGCGGCAGCTTCATCACCCTCTCCCTCTGCACCGCCTGGATGCTCGCAAGCGCTTACGCCGACTGCATCACCTCCTGAGGTATCCATGAACACAACCCCCCGCCTGGCCGCCCAGCTCGACTGGATGACGGTCGGATCGTTCTCGCCTGAGCGGTACCAGGGCGACGAGCGCAAAGAGTACGAAGAAGAGGCTGCTCGCATTGAGCGGCAGTGGGACAACCAACCAAGCTGAGGTGCCGCATGGCAACCGTAACCCTGATCCTCGGCAAGTCCGGGGCCGGCAAGAGCGCGTCGTTGCGCAACTTCAAGCCTGATGATGTGGCTTTGGTCCAGGTCATCAAAAAGCCGCTTCCCTTCCCCGGCTCTAAAGCGTGGAAGTCCTACGTAACCGACAACTGGGTCAAGGTCATCGGTGCCTGCCGGCAGACCAAGCGCAAGGTGATCGTAATCGACGACTTCCAGTACATCCTGGCAAACGAGTTCATGCGCCGGAGTGAGGAGAAAGGGTTCGACAAGTTCACCGAGATCGGCCGGCACACCTGGAACATCTTCGAGGCACTGCTCGGCCTACCCGACGACGTTCGCGTCTACATCCTCAGCCACACGGAGGAGACGGACGCCGGCCAGATCAAGATGAAGACCATCGGCAAGATGCTGGACGAGAAGATCACCCTGGAGGGCATGGTCACCATCGTCTTGCGCTCAGTGGTCAGCGACGGCCAGCACCTGTTCAGCACCCGCAACAACGGGTCGGACACCACCAAAGCCCCAATGGGCATGTTCAACGAGGCGATGATCGATAACGACCTTGCCTTGGTCGATGCCGCGATCTGCGAGTACTACGACCTCACCAACACCACTCAGGCCGCATAGGAGCCTTCTGAATGTTCAACCTGGACGCAAATGCCGCGCGCTCCGCGGACAACAAGTCAGCCTTCATCGACGAAGCGGGCAAGTTCATTGGCGAGTTCCTGCGCGCCGAGTACATGGAGAAGCAGGAAACCGGGTCGACCGGTATCGGCTTCACTTTCAAGAGCCGCGATGGTGCCGAGGCAACTTTTTACCTCAACCTGACCTACCAGCACGGCACACGCAATGAAGGCGGTTACGCGATGATGAACGCCATCATGGCGTGCCTGCAGCTGCGCACCGTCGGGGCGCCACAGCCAACCCAGTTCGAGAAGTGGAACAACGACACCAAACAGCGCGAGCAGGTAACCGCGCCAGGCTTCCCTGAACTCTTGAAGAAGCCGATCGGCCTGCTCATCCAGATGGAAATCGAGAAGAACAGCCAGACCGGGATGCCGCGGCCGATCATCTACGCCCCCTTCAGCGCAGAGTCGGAAAAGACGGCGTCCGAGATTCTCGACCCCCGCTGCACCAGCCCAGCCAAGCTGGAAAAAATGGTTCAGCAGCTAATGAAGAAGCCGGTCCATGACCGTCGTCCGAAGTCCGCCCAGGTGGCCGGCGGATACTCCCAGCCCGACAACTACGACTACGGCGCACCGCCTGACTTCTCGGACGATATTCCGTTCGATTGACCGCTGGTCAGCAGCAACCACGCTGCTGACACCCCTCCTTCTTGCGAAACGGACCTCATATGACCGCCTACATTTTCGACTCTGAAACCACCGGACTGAACAGCCCGGAACTGGTTGAGGCTGCATGGCTGCAGCTCGGCACCGGACTGGCAGTAACCGGCGAATTCCTGCAGCGATACAAGCCGTCCAAGCCAATCGAGCTTGGCGCCCTGGCAACCAGCCACATCCTGGATGAAGAGTTGGCAGACTGCCCGCCGCATGACTCCTTCAAGCTGCCCGAAGACGCCACCTACCTGATCGGGCACAACGTCGATTACGACTGGGGTGTAATCGGCAAGCCAGAGATCAAGCGCATCTGCACTGCCGCGCTGAGCCGCGCGCTGTGGCCTGAGGCCGACACTCACACGCAGTCGGCCATGATCTACCTGCACTACCGCACGGAGGCGCCCGAGCTGCTTCGTAATGCCCACGCTGCGCTGGATGACGTCAAGAACTGCCGTCGCCTCCTGGCAACAATCTTCAGCACCCTCAAGGCGCAGTTGGGCCGGCCGGTAGCAACCTGGGAGGAGCTTTGGGAAATCTCCGAAGAAGCTCGCATTCCGAAGGTCATCCGCTTCGGCAAGCACGCCGGCTCGAAGATCGAGGACATCCCGCGCGACTATAAGCGCTGGCTGCTCGGCCAGGCCGACATCGATCCGTACCTACGGAAAGCACTGGAAAAGTAAGCCATGCCACTCGCTACCATCCTCGACCTGCTCCAGCGCCGGAAGGAACTGGAGCAGAACCTGCAGTTGCTGTTCAACCGTAGCTGCCAGTGGAGCCGCGTCGAACGTGTGCGCGGCGCTGCCACGATCGAGAACCTGACCCAGCAACTGGTCGAGGTCACCGAGCAGCTCGAAAAGGCGCGCGCTGCATGAGGCGCATCAGCAACCTGGTCCGCCAGCGCCGGCGGCAAGAACAGTTCCACCTGCCGCCCAACGGCCTCACGGAGCACGGATATGCAAAAAGCACCCTCTGGAGTGGTAACCCTGCCGGCCTGGATGAATCGGCCGGTCAAGAAGCTGTACATCACCCGCAGCGGCGGCCAGTACCGGCCTGACGATGCGGCCCTGGCCTTTGCGCTGAGCCTTCGGGTGCACGACAGCGCCGACCACCTGCGCAGGCTGGCCAGGCGCCTGGTCGACAAGGTCTGCTTGGAGCACCAGCCGAACATGAAGCGCCTGGCCCCTGAGCCGGACGACGCCAAGGTCTTCGACGCCGCGCTCAAGATCATCAACCGGGTGTGCGACCTGCTCGACATCGGGTCTGGCACCCGATTTGTGCGCAATGGAGGCGATGATGGCTCTGACGCAGCAGCAGCGTGACGAGCGCCGGCGCGAGAAAGCCGAGCGCCTGCAGGAAGAAGACCTGCGCTTGAAGGTTCGACCAGGGACTAAACAGGCCCTTCTGGAACTGATGGAGTGGGCCGGGATCGAGGAACAGGGCGAGGCGATGACGCTGATGATTCATCACCTGCATGGTCTGGGCCCGGGCGGCGCGCTGCCGCTGCTGACACCTCCGCGCCACGAAATCACGGTGTCACTGTCTGTGGCGCGGAAGCTTGAGAATTTCCGGGCACGCGAGGCGCTGCGGATTTCTTTCGACGAGGCTTAGAACTGCTGCTTCAGATGCGCCAGATATTGACGCGCAGCGGTTTTTTCGTCGGTGCCGGGCGGTCCATCTTCGCTCATGAGCGACGCCTCCGCTCTCTCGAAGATTACCGAATGCGGGATGCTGATCGCGCTGGTTTTCAGCAGACCGATTAGCAGATGTTCTAGGGCATCGAGTTGCGCTTGTTGCTGACTCATACATCACTCCGTTGATCCGGCCCCATGCCGGTCACCCGTAATACCCCATCCCAAACCAAATTGCCACCATGCCGCCACCAGCACGGAGGGCGGCGCATGCATGGAGAGAAAGCCATGAGCTACTTCTACAAGACCGAATCCCCAAAGGTCCTGGCCGCAGTGCGCGCCTGGGACGAGAAGAAAGCGGCCTGGAACGCCCAGCGCGAGAAGCTGGGCCAGGCGTTCGGCGCTGATGCCTCACCGATGTACAGCGGTTCCCGCAACTACGTCGGCGGAATCAAGCTGAGCGCCAGCCGCGACCTCGATGTGCACTGGTGCCGACCTGACGAATACGGCTACCGCTCGCTGCGCCGAGCGCCCAAGCATGCCAAGGGCTCGGACAAGGAGGTGCGCGCTGCCGAAAAGGCTGAGCACCAGCGCCTGGAAGACCTCTGGAAAGCACATTACCCTGACGATATCGACCGCGACGAAATGTGGGAGGCCATAGGGGTCGAACGCGGCGGGATCTGGCTCAGTGGCGGGGTGTGCTTCACCTACGGCGATACCGTCTACCTGAACCTGGGCAGCAAGGCCGCTGACGGCGATGTAGACGGCCTGGTTGAGATTGTCAGCAGTGAGTACGAAACAGCCCGCCATCGTGTACTCAACGCGCGCAAAGCCGCCTAACCCACCGGCGCTGCCCGCCAGCGCCTTTCATGATGGGACAGGCGATCAAGACTACCTACCTGACTGGACCAGCTCCAGATCGATTTCGAGTGAAGCTACGCGCTGCCGGAGTTCCTTCAACTCCTCTCTTAGCTCGTAGCATTCTCGAATGGTGCGGTTGTGCGACTTGTCATTCTGAAAAACCCAATAAATAAAGACCGGAACGGCCGCTAGCAACCAATACATAACGCCTCCTTTTTTGAGCCGCACTATAGCTCACGCGGCCCGGCGCCTTCCCCTATTCAACGATAACGATCACGCCGTACTGGCGAGGACCGCCCATGTCTGCATTTCAGAAAAAGAACCCGCTCGACTTCAAAACCCAGTACGGCCTTGGCTTCGATCCGCAAGACGACGAGATCGTGGTGGACTTCTTCTGCGGTGGCGGCGGCGCCGGTACCGGGCTGGAGATGGGCCTGGGCCGGCCGGTAACGGTGGCCAAGAACCACAGCCCGGCCGCGATCAGTATGCACACTGCGAACCACCCTGCAGCGCGTCACTTCACCACCGATGTGTTCGAGGGTGACCCGGACGAGGAATGCCAGGGCCGCGCTGTGGGCTGGTTCCACATGAGCCCGGACTGCACGCACCACAGCCAGGCAGCCGGCGGCCAGCCGCGCAAGCGCGAGATCCGGAACCTGTCGTGGATCGGCCTCAAGTGGGGCGGCAAGAAGAAGCCCCGGGTGATCAGCCTGGAGAACGTGAAGCAGATCCTGCAGTGGGGCCCGCTGATCGCCAAGCGCGACAAGGCCACCGGCCGGGTAGTGAAGTTGGACGGCACAGTGGCGGCCATCGGTGAGCGCGTGGCGGTGCAACAGCAGTTCCTGGTGCCGGACCCGAAACGTCGGGGCATTACCTGGCGTCGGTTCGTGCATCTGCTCGAAGGCATGGGCTACAAGGTGGAATGGCGGATCATCAAGGCATGCGACTTCGGCGCACCAACCAGCCGGGAGCGCCTGTTCATGATCGCCCGCTGCGATGGCCAGCCGATCGTGTGGCCAGAGCCTACGCATGCCAAGAACCCCGCCAAGGGTCAGCAGAAGTGGCGCACGGCCGCCGACTGCATTGACTGGACCGTGCAGAGCAAGAGCATCTTCTGCCGGAAGAAGCCGCTGGCCGACGCAACGTTGCGCCGGGTCGCCAAGGGCATGAAGAAGTTCGTGCTGGACAACCCGCAGCCTTTCATCGTGCCGATAGCCCACTGGTCGGGCGAACTGGCCCAGTCGGCGCATGAGCCACTTCGCACGGTGACCTCCTGGCCGCGCGGTGGATCATTCGCCATGGCAAGCCCGGTGATTCTTCCAGCAACACACCAGGGCGCCGACCGAGTGAACAACCCGGGCGATCCACTACCAACAGTAACTGCGGCCAACCGTGGCGAGCTGATGATGGCCAGCCCGGTGATAGTCGGGGCCGGCGGACCGGTGTATGCCGGTAAGCCAGTAGCAGCTGACCAGCCCATGGGAACGCTGATGACCCAAAGCCACCGGGCGCTGGCATCGGCGCATCTGGTCAAATTCAGGTTCAACAGTGAAGGAGCAGCCATCA